AGGGGAAACGATCTGTAGTTGACCCCGGGGGGTCTGCTTTTCGAACTTTTCGGCAGGATTTTTTGGCTTTTCGGTAGGCCTGCCCGTTTGTCATGGAGACCAATGCAGACGGGCTACAGGCCTTACTGCCGTTTGTCATGTCGCGCGCTAGGCATGTCTTATAATTTGCATTATGTTAAATAGAATAGACTTTGAGACCAATCGAATATGCGCGATTCCCAGGCGACTGACGGCCTGCCGTTCGTTCGTTTGAGCGGTTGGTCGCGCGCCTGAAGGGAGGGGGTTGCACCCATCGTTCATTTTACATATCAAACATACATAAGGCCTATTGGCGTTATGTAGTTCGTAACTTACTGATTCTAAAGCATTTATCCGTTAGACAAACGTGTCTCTTATTTAGAATGAATATAAATTAGCATATAAAGTGAATATTTTTGTTCAAATTGTTTGCACAATCCAAATAGTTGACATATATTTGTATCAAGCAAACGAGCTAACAACGACACTTCTTACTAGCAAGCCCTTAGGCGTTACGATGACGAATCAGTATACTAAAGGTGACCCAAACGATAAAGCCTTACTAGGTGCCCTTCGGGGAGCTCACTGCGGTAAGTCGGTTCAAAGTAGGTCTGCTACACAGCTCTAAGCTCAGTTCATTGACATATTGGTAAGACTATAAACTAACTAGGTAAGTCACACTAGGCCGGTGCGTAAAGTATAAAGACTACGGAAAGCCGGGGCGCTCGATACACTACTCAAGTGGTCAGCGTTAAAATCACAGGCCAAATGGTGATGCCTGTAGAGATTAAAAGAGGGCATGCAGTTTCACGTGGCATGCAAGCATTAGGTGCAGTTAGAATGACTAATTAATGAGAGCGACACTCACTGCACCACTAACTTTAATACATAGAAATCATGGGATTTTTCAGTTTCAAAACAACCGACACTAACCGCTCAATTAGTAACGTTTACAGTTCAAAAGGAGCTTTCAAAGTAGTACTTGTAGACGACAATGGCAACGAGTATGTAGAGCACAACTACCAAGGATACGGCATATTTGGTGGCATCGACATCTTTATCTTAATTGCAGAGATGAACGGATACCTTTTCAACGATGACAACGACCCGGACCAAGAGTATGAAACACTCAGAAATCTAGGCATCCAATTGTACTACGAAGAGCCTGAGGCAATTCATCCAAACATTTACGAAGTACCACAAGAATGGATAAATGTTCCATTAGATAGATGCGAATCACAAGGATATTTTTACTAACCTATAAACCCATGCCTGGGAATCAAAAAATTATGGAAACTAGAGTAATCAGAATCGAAGGCCGTTACGAAATCATCGGCTTTTTTCAGGAAGGTGTGTTAGTTAAGACACGCAAGTTATTAATCCCATTTAGATATAGATAGCCATGAACTACTCATTTTATTTATTCTCAAAGTTATTCGACGTGGTTATAAACCTAGAGTGCGAATATGATGTAATGCATGAATTCATCAATGATTTGTTTAATGATTTTGAATTTTCAAAATACAATGATAGCAATCTAGGTGAATACGAATGCATGGTAAAATTCCTAACCGAAAACAAACAAGTAATTACAAAACAATTTAATAAGCTATGACAACTCTCAAAACATTCAAAGCACTTATCAATGGGACGTTGGTAACTGTAGACCAACTGCATTTCGGTGGCCAAGACATCCGCTACAAATTGCATCGCAGAAGCTACACCAATCATGGTTGGGAAATTATCTTCGATGAAGTAACATTCAGTGCAGACAACTTTTGGAATCTTAACCCTCAAATACAATAACATGAAAGCAGTAATCTTTTTAGCAAGGGCGTTCAATCTCATCATGGGAACGTCAGTAGGTGTAGCAGTAGCATTCGCCTTATACAAAGTAATCACAGGTCAAACAAACGGAATGTCAATATGAAACTCAAGATAAAGTTCCTAAATAAATGGTGTCAAGTCATCTATGTTACTAAAGAATTTAGTGACAAGAATCATTTCAATAACTACCTAAACTTTATGTTAGTGACCTATGGTTACCAACTCGATGAGGTTTGGAATAACAACTAGAAATCATGGAAAAATTTGCAAGAAGGTGTGATGCTACCGGCAAAGGCATCAACGAAGGATATGTAGTAGGTGATGGCGAATTGTATTTCTCCAGTAAGGATGACCTAATCACTCACCTCAGAGAACTTGATTGGGAAGATTGCAACGGCAACAGCTCAAAAGATTGCGATACCGAAGACGACTTACTGGAGTTCTTCTACAACGAAGACTACTACTACTACACCGAATGGGAAGAAATCGATGACGACTGCTACTACGATGCAGAAGGTAACGAATACGAAAACTAGAAACCATGTACAAATTCGCAGTTCACCACACGTTCGATTGTATGGATTACAACGAGCACTTTTACTTCGAGACGTTCGAAGATGCCCATAAACATTTCGCTGAAATCAGGCAAGAAATCATCACCCGTGACTCAATTACTGAGACCTACACTGATGAGTTCGAATCCTTCTACGTCCAGGAGCCTGACCAATCAATTAAAGTATACATCCAAGAAATATAGCCATGAACGTTCAAATCAAACTACAAAATGTAAAGCAAGTATACATCGGCCACACTGAAGGCTGTACTTGCGGTTGTCAGGGTAGCTATGTATTTACTACCGAAGCCAACACCGAATGGAGAAAAAAGAATCCATACGCTAAGTTTGACCTATGTCCTGACGACAAAGAGGTACAACGAATCGTTGACGAAATGGAACGTGAGCAGGACCTCATCATTTCAGTAGTAGGAGACGAGATACAATTCAAATCAGTTAACAAATACATTTTATTTTATAAGCCATGAGAATAGAAATCACAAACAGCTACGGCTTCCATTATTGGACGCTAGTCTATCGCAACAAGTCTTACTACCTAGGCCAAGATGTCAAGGTGTGCAGTCGTCTGCTCAATATGCTACCTCGTGACGTTGTCCAGGCAATTGGCACACGAGAGATTGACAAACCAACTGCCAACAAGAAGTTGGCTCAGTTCATCGTGAAGACAATAAAGGAAAGACACTTGATCAACTTTAAAAATTTACAACCATGGGACTTAGCAGTAGATTAAAAGAATGGATTGCCGATGGCAACGTAATCGTCAAACCAAACGGCCGGTATGCCACTCAGTGCAGTCAGTATACCAATTCATTAGACCTGAAAGGCCTAATAAACTACTTCATAAAGGAGTATGTCAACTAACTGCCTGATTCCCAGTGCTAAATGTCAAGTTATGTCGTTTTATGTCGGCCGTATGTCAACTTTTAAACGCATAACTACTTGATTCACAATCATCTAACCCTCTTTTATGTCAAAATGTCAAAGTTTTCTCCATAGTGGCAGAAAAAAAGCTTATATTATATATATACTTATAAGTTATACTATTTTTTTTCCTTCTAAATAAATAGGAAAAAACTTGACATTTCAACACTTTCCTTATTTGACGGGAAAAAATCAACATAAAATCAACACAAACACCCTAAATCTTGACATAAACCAATCAAACTTGACATTGTTTTTAGCATAAAACCGACAAACATCAAGAAAAGTTGTATAACTTTATAGCCTAAAAAGTTATACTATGGAAAAATTAAAATTACGTTACAGGCAATTATTAAACGACTCAATCAAGTCGCAACGATGGAACAAGAACTCGACAGTAAGGCAACTTGTTTGTCTGAATCGCGAGAAGTTCCGCATGTATTTAGAGTCCCAGTTCACAGACGAGATGACATGGGACAATTTCGGCACACACTGGTATCTTAAATTCCGAACACCGCTCAAGACGGCTAAAAATGAGTCTGAGTTAGTACAATTATTTCACTTCTTAAATATCTATCCACATGAACGCAGTAATTCAATCATTCCTTGACGGCAAAAAGAAGAAACAAGGGAACGGCCAAACGGACGGCCAATCGCTCTATCTATTCGGTAACCTTATAGCACGCCACGAAGTGGATGGGCTATATGTATCCAACGCAGGTTGGCCAACCAGGACGACCAACAAGTGGCTAAACCAATTGCCAAACACAACGGCCTACTCACACAAAAAGAAACCACATTTGAATGGAGCTGAGTGGGATGGTGATATGACTAGAGTTCATGAGGGCGCACCACCGCCAACTTATCTTGACAATGTCGGAACTGCATTCGACATGACGATGCGCTACGTCCGCTTGGATGGATGGAGAGGATATCGCGAGCCAATCTACGCCATTCACTGCGAGCCTGACACTGGTGGATGGGACGACAGCCCATACCCAAACGCCCAAAAAAATCTTGAGGCAAAAATTTCTGAGCTCAAGCGCAATAAAATACCTTTCAGAGTTGTAACTCTGGAAACGTCAAATGTGTTTTGCGTCAATCACTTTATTGTAGTACCACCTAAATACTTTCCAAATGATAACTAAACATGACTTAGACTATGTCGGATACAACGACATAGACGAATACTTCGAGCAAATCTGCCAACACATCGAGGCCAACGAGCACTCGATCGCCAGGGAGATGCAGGCCAAGCTATCCAAAGGCCAACTGCTAGCCTTCGAGCAGTTTCTAGACGAGGCGTATTATTATGAACTAAATGACAACCTATGAACAAGAGAGAACAAATTGCAGCAATGGCAATGCAAGCATTAATCGACAACAAGAAAAATTTACACATCGACGAAGCTAGAAGAATAGCTATAGAGGCCGTAAGAATGGCTGATGCGTTACTAACAATACTTAAAGAGGATGAAGAAGATAGGATGGTTTAGTTGCGGAGTAACATCTGCAGTTGCGTGCAAGTTGGCACTAGACAAGTATGGTAAAGACAACGTTGAGTTGTACTACATGGTCATTGATTCAGCTCACAAAGACAACGAGAGATTCATAGATGATTGTGAGAAGTGGTACGGCAAGGAAATAATTCGCCGGCGCAGTCCAAAATATTTGGACCAATTTGAGGTCATTAAGAAGACCAGGTACATCAACGGCCCCTCAGGCGCAAGGTGCACACTGGAGTTAAAGAAAAACGTAAGGTATGCAATTGAAAAGGAGATAGACTACGACGGGCAGATATTTGGCTTTGAGTTTTCAAAGAAGGAGGTTAATCGTGCGATTAGATTCTCTCAGCAGTATCCTCAAGCCAAGCCATTGTATCCATTAATTGATCGTAAGATGACCAAGAAGCAGTGTGCTGAGTTATTGATGCGTAATGGCATTGCGTTACCTGAGATGTATAACTTAGGTTTCCACAATAATAACTGCATTGGATGCGTTAAGGGAGGCAAGGGCTATTGGAACCATGTCCGCAAGCACTTCCCGGATACATTTGAAAAGATGTCTGAGTTGGAGCAGTCAATTGGAAATAGCTGCATCAAGGGTAAGTTCTTAAAAGACTTAGGTCCAAATGAAGGCAGACATGAGCCACCGATAGTCCCAGACTGTGGTACATTTTGTGAGATTGAGTTTGCTGATATAATTGACAAGGACACCGAGCGCATTATGTCAGGCGAGGTAACATTTAACCAACTAAAACTATTTTAGATGCAGATAAGAATAACTGAAAGTTGGCCAGCCGGTAGGACTATCGGCTTATCAATATCCCTGAGTTTGGATGACAGGGAGATACTCATCCATTTTTTATTACACGGAATATCTATAAAGTTATGATGAACGAAAGAATGCAGACCAAGTACATGACGGTCTTAGAGGACATGTATTTAAGCGATGGTTTCAAGTTGCAAGAAATGCGCTCGAAGCACAGAGTAAGCCAATACCTAATCACCATCTGCGTGAAGTTGGGTTATATTGAAAAGACCAAGGGTACTCGATACCGATGGGTCAAGGGTTTACCGAGCAAGCGTCACTTAAGTCGCATCAAGCAGGAGTTTGAGTCGATGCAGAAACCAAAGAAGCGAGTAGTCAAACTATTATGGGGGCTTATCATTTATGAGGTATAGTAGTTATCACGTGTGCTACCACGTTAGCCCAATCCTGTGCACTGGTGTGACGGTTGAGGCGCGTAGTATTAGAGAGGCAATCACTAAATCTAAAATCAATGAAGACACCATCATCTATGTCGCCAGTCTTGAAGAGGTACATCGTAACCTTAGAGAACGGCAAGAAGCTAAAGTTAATGGCGACTAATAAGGGCAGGGCTCTTGATTTGTGTTGCATTATAACGAGTCATCCTATCAAGTCAATTGATCAGGCTGTAGTACAAATTAAAATTGAGAAACTATGCTTAAACTAGCCATTTCATTTCTGCTGATGTATGTATTCGGCATATCTAAATACCTAGCGATTCGGGTAATGGGAGTCGCAATGTTTTTTATCTTTTTATACTTTACATTATGTATGCTATCATTTCAATAGGCGCATATGCAGGGTTACTGCATGTCGCCAAGATTAACAACACAATTGTCCGCGCAAGCGTAGGCATTCCATTGGTTGTTGTAATGTTCTTCAGTGGCCTTATGGCCTTGACTCAAGGCATAGCTGCACAATGGAAGCCCGATCGTTTTGATTACAATGTATTAAGCGACGGCAACTTTTACACTACCGCTCATGACATGAATACCGCCATGTCAATAGCACTTAGCACACTTGAGTACAATGGAGCTAAGATGCATACACTGGACATCGACAGAAATGATATTGATGTCCCATTGTTTAATTACTTCCACAGAGAGGAGGGGTTTGTTTACATTGTGTATGTAACCAGAACTAAAACCGGGTATGTAGTTTGGTTTCGGTTCTTATCTGATGAGCCAATTGAGTTTCCTGAGGAGTATGTAATTCTAGAGTATGAAGGCGTGGAGTGATATAACAAAGACACCATGGAAGACAAACAATAGTGAATACTATATCGACATGGGTGTCAAGATCGAGAGGCTCCACGATGGAGCCTTTCGCATCTACAATGTAATGGGTAACAACTTCACATTAGTAAATGACTATCAATACAGTATATTTGAGACCAAAGGATTTCAGGCTGGAGCTTGTAGAGTAATGATGGATCAACTTGCTGATGAGGTATCAAAAGCTAACCTCGATAGGCGTAAAAAAATTATCGAGCAATACTTGGAATTGAAAAAGAAATATATTAATTTTGTTCAAATTTAATTAACATGTCACACTGGAGAAATTTAATGAAGGACAATAAGTATCTAGGTAGCTGGGACTTAGAGGTCAATGGCAAGTACGAGCCACGAATCGTTACAATCGAGAAAATCTTTCAAGACATTATGGTCGGAGAGATGGGTAAGGAGGACAAGGTGTTCATCAAGCTAAAGGAATTTCAGAAGGCTATGGTAGCCAATCGCTCAAACTTTAAGCGACTAGAAGTTTTCTTCGGGTCTTTCAACCCTGACGACTACATCGGCAAGCAGATTGTTCTATCTGTTGAGAAGGTAAAGAGTCCACAGGGTATGGTTGATGCTTTGCGTTTCAGCACACGTCCATTGCCTAAACAGGAGAAGCCAACCCTTGATGACGCTCGTTTTGCCAAAGCATTGCAGGCGTTACAGGACGGTAAGACAACTGTTGAGAAGTTAACTAGTGATTTTAATTTAAACCAGGCGCAACATGATCAAATTAAGGGCATCCAATAGTTCAGCAATATTTTCGGGCGCAACCGGGGGTTTAACCCCGGTTCAGTCCGCTACTCTTGATGGCCTACTAGCCAAGGTCAAGCTAACTGAAATCCAAGCAGCCAAGCGTGATGAGTTGGTCGCTAAGCGTGACGCTAAGCCTACGCTAAGTGATGGCGCCAAGACGATCATTGAGGACATCATCAACGAGTCTACATACCAATATAAAGATTGGTTTGGTAGCCGTGAGACTGACAAGGGTACGCGCGTTGAGGACGACTCGATTGAGCTGTACAACCGCATCTTCTTCACTGACTACAAGAAGCTAGTTGAGGGTGATGAGTTCTATGAGCTGTCGTATAAGTGCTTGGGTGGTCACCCTGACATCGCCGACAAAAAGAGACTCAAGGTGATTGACATCAAGAGCCCATGGTCTAAGAAGACGTTCCCTAAGTTGGAGAGCAAGGCTCAGAAGAAAGTCAAAGAGTCCGGTTACGACTGGCAGATAAAGAGCTACTTATTTATGTTACGCAAGATGACCGGTCTTGATTGGCGTGATGGTGAGGTGGCATATATGTTAAGCGACACGCCTGAAGATTTGCTCAATGAATGGGACGAGCCTACGTTACACTACATGGGTGACGTTCCTGATCAACTGCGCGCGACTATTGTAAAGGTCACGCTGACTGACGATGAGATAGCTGTGATGGACGCTGCATTAGATGCCAGCATTGAGTATGCTAAGTGGTATACTGACTATTTAAAAACCAAGAACCAATGATACGTTTGTTAACTAATGGTGGTTATGACGAGCTCGACAAGTATGTTGGCGAAGTATTCCAAAGCTATAAGAAGCAATATTTGTACTACGTTACAATAAATAAGAAGGAGTATGTCTTCTACCCTGACGAGGTCGAGGTAATCACTGACCATGTCTACTTTTTAGAGAAAGAGGCAGGTCGCGCTGAGTTAGCAAGCTTAGCTATTGTAATAGCCGTTATCGTAATATGTATTGCGGTAATTATTTCTGTAATCTTTTAATTAATATATATGTTTAAATTCAAAGGGATTGCTTACAAGGTAGGCAATGTGGAGACCATCTCCGACAAATTTCGCAAGCGTGAGTTCATTGTAACCGATGGTGCTGACCAGTACCCACAGTACATTCCATTCACATTTGTTAACGACAAGTGTGACTTGTTGAACAGCATTGCTGAAGGCCAAGAGGTCGAGGTGTCGTTCAGTTTGAAGGGTCGTGAGTGGACTAGTCCACAGGGCCAAGTGAAGTACTTCTCAACAATTGAGGGCTTTGCTGTTACGGCCACATCTAACCCGGCATTCGCTCCTAACGTAGCGCCTAGCACACCTGGATCAGGTCACTCTGACGATCAGGACTTGCCATTTTAAGAAGTTGTTTGACCCACTAGTCTGGGGATTGGTTTGATTGATGGGTGTTGACTAGGGCACCCATTTTTAATCTAATCTAATTATGTGGTATAGAACGTCAACGGCTGATAATCTTCAGACCGACCCAATTGTCGACAGGGTAATAAATAAATTTCATGATAGGTCTCAAGCAGGCATAAAGAAGTATGGGACGATGCTAACTCGCGACGACCTAAGTACACTTGATTGGCTTAAACATTTGCAGGAAGAATTGCAAGATGCAACGCTCTACATTGAGAGGCTGATGATTGTGAATAAACAAATTGAAAGAGTTGCAGTTCATAAATTCATGAGGGCATTAAACATTACTCCTTCAAGTAAGTTTGAAATAACAGATAAAGATGGCAACCCTAAGATCATATTAGTTGCTGATTTATTAAAGGAAACCTTTAAACAACAATAAAATGAAAACAGCAGTAGAATGGCTTGAAAAAGAAGTAAACCAATATGGAATTTTAACAAAAGGCTTAGTACTTAATCTTCTAAGTCAAGCTAAAGAAATGGATAAACAAGCCCACAAAGAAACTTGGGATGTAGCACATCAAGCGGGTAGATTTGAAGGCAAAGGTATTGCAGAAGAAAATTGGCAAACATTTGAAGAGTATTGGGATGAAACCTTTAAACAACAAGAACAATGAAAACAGCAGTAGAATTATTTATAGAGCAACTCGAGGCACAAGGTGAATCCTGGGAAAATGTAAGCATTGGGAGAATACAAATTTCAATTAAGGTTGAAGACTATTTGAAGCTAAAAGAACAAGCCAAAGAAATCGAAAAGGAGCAAATGTTAAATGCCTTTCAAGAAAGTAGGCTAACGCATCCAATGATTGGATTTAAACACGAAACATTTGTCGAGTATTACAAGCAATTTAAACAACAAGAACAATGAAAATAGAAATCACACACTACGGACACAAAGCAAGCTATGAGTTTGAACACGAGGATGTAACTCTTGAGGACTTGGTTTATCACTTGGATAAGTTGCTCAAGCTAACAGGATACCATTTTGATGGTAGTTTAGAAATCGTAAACGAAGAACAATGAACCAAGAGGACTACTACCGACTATTACACCTGTTAGCAGGAATAACTATTGGCTATTTAATATTTAAGCTATGCTAGAAAAGATAAAGGAATGGATTGAGAAAGACGGCCTTGATGGCCCCAGTCAGCGCATTGACTTGGTATACAAGCGAGACTATTTGTTTAGTATACTAAGAGAGCACATGACTTTACAACAGATCGGTAGGTTGTTTAACAGACACCACTCTGTAGTCATACATGGAATTAAGATGCATGAGAAGTTCATGTCTGAGACCTACGACTACAATGGTATGACTATCAAGGGCAACCTTGCTTATTTGTCGGTGATTAACGAATATAAAAAACAATATGATAACCTACTTTCAAACAATAACGAACACGAGCAAGCCATTCTACGTTCCGTTGGAGAAGGCTCTTCAGAGAATCAAGGAGGGCAAGTCGCAGCAGATAGTGGAGGAAGTGAGAGCCCTTACTCAAAAGGATGCGCGCAATGAGAAGAAGAAACTTCTTCCAGCCATTTGCTTTAGCGGTAAGTTTGAGAAGCGTGCAGACACTGCCTGCATTGAGCACAGTGGGATTATCTGCCTAGACTTCGATGGATTTGACGATCAGCAGGCATTAGATGACAAACGTTTTGAGCTACGGCTAAGCCCTTACGCGCATGCTATATTCACGTCACCCTCAGGTGATGGGTTGAAGATGTTGGTTAAGATACCTGCTGACATTGAGAACCACAAGTACTACTTTGATGGCCTTCATTCGTTGTTCTTTTGCAAGGAGTTTGATACCACAAGTAAGAACCTAAGCCGTGTATGCTATGAGTCGTATGACCCAGACATCTACGTAAACGAGAACAGCCAGGTGTTCATTGATATGGTTAAGCCGATTCCTGCACAGCCAAGAGCTGTTCAGACTACAACCATCCGTGTAGACGACACCAATGAGATCATCAGACGACTAAGCATTTGGTGGGGCAAGAACTATGGCATGGTTCCAGGACAGCGCAACAATAACCTGTATGTGTTTGCTGTTGCGTTAAAAGAGTTTGGCATACATGTAGATCAGGCGCAGTATGTATTAATGAACCAAGACACGTCAGGTGAGATGCATGCTGAGATACCAACCATTGTTCGATCGGCCTACCGAGACATGTCATCATTTGGCACTAAGTTCTATGAAGACACTGAGAAGTTAGATGAAATTAAAAGGGTTGAGAAGATGAGTATATCTCCTCAAGAAGATGATTGTGAAGAGTTCTGGACCAAGTCAAGCAAAGGGAAGGTTGAGGCAGTTCCTCATTTATTTAGAATGTTTCTAAATAAGAATGGATTCTTTAAGTACTACCCACCTGGATCAAGGACGTTTGTGTTTGTTAGGGTAATTGACAACCTCATAAGCGATGTCAATGAGGACATCATTAAAGACTTTGTGCTTGACTATCTAATGGACTACGATGACTTGATGGTGTACAACTACTTTGCAATGAACACTAAATTCTTCCAAGAAGCGTTCCTAAACTTTGTTCCAAAGATTGAGGCGACGTTTAAGGAAGACACTAATGAATCAGCTTATCTATACTACATGAATTGTGCTGTGCATGTAACTAAGGATAAGATAGATGTGATTGACTACAAGAACTTGGATGGTCATGTATGGGAGATGCAGCGCATAAAGAGGAACTTCATCTACCGACCTAACGTTGAGGATTGCGAATTCAATACGTTTGTCAGTAATATCTCAGGAGGTGAGTCGGATAGGATTCGATCGATGCGCTCAACACTTGGTTACCTTATGCATAGCCACAAGCCAGCAAGCTACTGTCCGGCCGTAATTTTAAACGATGAGGTTATTAGCGACAATCCTGAAGGTGGTACCGGTAAGGGTATCTTTGTCAACTCGATCAACCACATGAAGAAGATGGTAAAGATTGATGGCAAGGGCTTCAGCTTCCAGAAGTCATTCCCATATCAACGCGTTCAGGTTGACACTCAGGTGTTAGTGTTTGATGACGTCGCAAAGAACTTTACGTTTGAAAACTTATTCAGTGTTATCACAGAGGGTATCAGTTTAGAAAAGAAGAACAAGGATGAGATTCACGTTCCATTTGAGCGCTCACCTAAGATTGTCATCACCACTAACTATGCCATTAGGGGAGCAGGGAACTCATTTGATCGACGCAAGTGGGACCTTGAGTTCAAGCAGTACTACACAAAAGATAAGACACCAGAGCAGGAGTTTGGTCACATGTTATACAGCGGATGGCATGACGATGAGTGGGTAAGATTTGACAACTACATGATATCAAACCTGCAGTTGTATCTTCAAAGAGGACTGATGAGTAGTGAGTTTAAAAACCTTAAAGTCCGCAAGTTAATAGCTGAGACATCGTCAGAGTTCTATGAGTGGGCAACATCTAAGGACAATATGGACACTAAGCCAAATGCCAAGACGTTGGGTCAGGACATGCTTAATAAGTTTACTGAAGAGTATCCTGACTATGGTAGGTATGGTAGGTATAAGATATCAAATGCTAAGTTCTATCATTGGTTGGATGCCTATGGAGAGTTTGCATTCGGTTCAAAACCATTAGTGTTGCGATCAACACATGGTAAGCAGATTCATTTTATTGTTAAAGAATTAAAACAGTTAAAGTTATGTTAGAAGAAATTTTAGAGTACTACCCAGACGAGACCTTCTTGAAGGCAGATGGGTTAGATGGAGCTGTGATTGGTGTTCAGGTTGGTGAGCCAATGCGATTAATCTATTCAGTATCAAAGGTCATTGAGATATTAATAACTGAGGATGAGATGGAGCTTGAGGACGCGCTTGAACACTTTGAGTTTAACATTCGCGGAAGCTATGTAGGTGAGCAAACACCTATCTGGTGCGATGATATGTATATGGTATGAACCTAGCAAAAGTAATTTTAAAAAAGCGCTTCGAAGCAATAGTAGAGGTAGCTGAGAAACCGAGAGGCAAGAAGATAGATGCTGAGCTGTCTAGCATGATGTTGTCATACGTATCAGCATTGAGATTCATTAGCGGTGAGAACAAAGACTTGTATTATGATCCATACCATGCCATCATGGCGTTACGTCGTGAGTTGTCGTCGGTTAGGAATTCAGAAGAATTAACTAATGAACTTAGTGAGGCAATCAAAAAACTAAAGGATGAAAGTAATTTTTAGTATATTTGCATTGAGCGTGCAGGCTTTTAAAGAAAACATTTGAACCTTATTGGGGAGTAGTGCTGCACCACGAAACCCAGTAAGGTTTTTTATTAAGTGCAGTTAATATGGAAGAATGGGTAAAAGTCATCGGCTACGAAGACTACATGGTATCAAATACCGGCAAATTAAAACGAAAAGAAAGAATTCTAAAACCTGATTACAACAAGGGTTATTTTAGATATACTCTTTGCAAAAACAATCAAACAAAAAGATTTTTAGCTCACAGGTTAGTAGCTATTTGCTTTATACCAAATCCAAACAATAAAAAATTTGTTAATCACATTGATGGTAATAAGTTAAATAATCATGTCTTAAATCTAGAATGGTGTACATCTTCTGAGAATGAAGTTCATTCTTATAAAGTACTGAATAAACTAAACCATAATAGAAAACTTAGTGATGATGCATTAACAGATATTAAGTTAAATTTAATTAAAGGTCTTAATACACACGTTTATATGTCTAAGTATAATGTAAGTAGAAAGACTATTCTAAATGTAATAAACAACAGAACATATGTTTGAATTAAGAAGCTATCAAGTAGATATAGCTGCAAAGGGATTGAATATCCTAAAGAAGCATAAGATACTATACTTAGCTATGGAGGTTCGTTGTGGTAAAACAGCTACATCTTTAGAAATAGCTAAACAATTTGAAGCTAAGAAAGTATTATTCTTAACTAAAAAGAAAGCTATAAGTTCTATATTGAGTGATTATAAGAACTTCGGCTACACATACCACATTGATGTCATTAACGATGAGTCGATGCATAAGCTGCCATCTAATGACTACGACCTAGTAATACATGACGAGCACCATAGGTTTGGTGCCTTCCCTAAGCCAGGTTTATATACCAAGATGTTTAAAAAGATGTTTGGACATCTGCCAATGATCTTTCTATCAGGTACACCATGTCCTGAGTCATACTCACAGATGTACCATCAGTTCTGGGTAAGCGACTACTCACCATTCCGTGAGTACAAGAACTTCTACAGATGGGCCGATGATTATGTCATTAAGTTTGACCGGGTGATCAATGGATTTAAAGTTACTGAGTATTCAAACGGAAGAGAGATCGACATTATGAGCAAATTGGCTTACCTAATGATCAGCCACACGCAGCAGCAGTCAGGGTTTGAGACATCGATCGAGGAGGAAGTTATTTATGTCGATATGTCTGAGAAGACAAAGATGATTGTGAAGAAGTTGGAGCGCGACTTGGTTGTGGAGGGTCGGGAAGAAGTTATTTTGGCCGACACGCCGGTTAAGTTGATGCAGAAGGTACACCAGCTATGCAGTGGAACTGTGAAGTTTGAGAGTGGTAACAGCATGGTTATTGACACCATAAAGGCTGAGTTTATAAGGTCGCGATTTGCGACATCAAGAATTGGTATCTTCTACAAGTTTAAAGCTGAGTTAAAGGCATTGAAGCAGGTGTATGGAAACCAATTGACTGAGAGCTTGGAAGAATTTGACGCTGGCAAATGTCAAGTGATAGCATTGCAGATTGTATCAGGTCGTGAGGGTATATCCTTAAAAAATGCTGACTACGTGGTGTTCTACAACATTGACTTCAGCGCGACGTCGTACTGGCAAGCGCGCGATAGGATGACTACAATGGATAGAAAGTTCAACAAGGTGTTTTGGATATTCAGTGTAGGTGGTATTGAAGATAAGATCTACAAGGCAGTGAAGAGTAAGAGAAGTTATACGTTAAACATTTTTAAGAAAGATTATGAACAGACTAGCATTAATACATGACTTCATTGAGATATATGGGTTGAAAGAAAAATTAAGAAAAAGAGAGTTAGTATACAAAAGGTACTACATCTATAATGAATTACGTGAGGCAGGACTAAATTTGATGCAAACAGCTGAAGTTTTTGGAAAAAATCATGCAAGCATATTTCATGGTCTTCGCATGCACAGTGATATGGTTAGGTTTAGGGATGCTGTATATGCATCAGAAACTAAATGTGTAGCTGACTATTTGGGAGATAGTAAGTTTATGCATAACTCTGGTTCATACAGGAGAAAAAAAGAGTACAACCTAAAAGAAGATATTTTAGAAGCCAGAAGATTAGATGATTTTTTAAGAATAAAACGTAGGTTGAAGTTGGGTATTTATGAAAAAACATCTACATTTGTAGGTGACCGAGCAGCAGATACAGGCAAAACTAATCAAGAGGTTAGAGAAGGAGGGTTACTATGTGCTGAAGTTATCAGTGACAAACAAGCCGGGAATCCCTGATCTTATCGCAATACCAAAGAACTCAGATGTTAAATTTATAGAAGTAAAACGTCCAGGACAAAAGCCGAGGCCACTACAGATTTATAGAATCAAGGAGCTGCTCAACCACGGGGTCTCGGCAACCTGGTTTAATGGAGAATATTATGATATCGAATGAAAGAAAAATGGCGGCCCTATTGGGCGTCCTTCCGGTTTTAATGGACTACATGGAAGACATTAGAGAAGACTACCCAAGAATATACAGCAAGGGAGTTAAGAAGGCCGGTAATGATTTTATTGACGAGGTAGAGAAATTATCCAAGACTGTATTTGGTGGCGTTAAGGATATGGATGGATCGATAGAGTTCTTTGACGAAGTTCAGAACATTAGCACTGCATTCAACCAATGGCTGGCTTCATAAGATATACCATTATTTGGATCAGTCAGAATCTAGCCATTCCATTTTGGACTGTTGGTCATATTCACTTGATGACAACTGTCTATGGGGACATAACTGAGATACTCAGTTCTGTCGGTATGAACATAATAGTCGCACTGGGATTCTGGTTGGACTATAGAAAAAATATGCCATAGACGTATGGAACGTAACCTGCCGTGCATTGGCTGCGGCTCTCATCGTAGGGAGATAGGTTAGCCTTCCGAGAAAAAAGGCTTTTTAATTCAACATAAGTGGTAAAAATTGCCACATAACCTATAAAGAAATGTAAACAACAATGAACAAATTTGAAATCGATTTTTTCGAACTAGCCTTCTTAGCAGAAGCCTGTATACCGCCAAAACCTATTGCTAGAACTATGTTTTGGCAACATTTAACTGATGTGTATTGGGAGCAGATGACTGATAACCAAAGAGACCATTTGTTTCATTGGTTAAATATGAACGAAAATTACAAGCAAGGTCTTGAAATGAATGAGGATATCAAAGTTTTCCACGCAAGGTTTAATCCTGACACTCAGTACTTAGTTTATACATTAAGGAACGAGGAACCAACAAGAACTTACTTGCTTAGAGATAATTACTATACCAAGCGAAACACTTGGATGAGCCCTGAGTTTATCACTAAAGTTGAGAAGATATGAGACAACTAGTTTACAACGCAGTAACCTGCACAGAATGTAAGGAGCTATTGGTCAGCTACACTGTGCACGACTACAAAACATGTAGCTGTCCTAACGAGGCAATGGTGGATGGTGGTCTTAGCTACGAGAGATACGGAGCAAAGGACCTTGACAAGTTGATTATCCACAACTACTACACTGACGACCCATTTGACGTAGTTCGATGCTATGCCACACGAGGTAGCCGAGGTAAAGATGGTAAGCAACCACTCACTTGGATACCACTAAAGGATATGGACGACGACTACTTGCAGTCAGTCCTTGAGTATGGTGGTGCAAAGTGGCACCTTGATTTGATTAGAAAAGAGATTAAATACAGAGAGAATGAACGAAGTAGTAAAGTTTAAAGAAAGGCTTGAAAAGATTGGCTACGACATCAAGCTTGCCGGTAACGTACCTTGGATATATCTCCACTCAGTTAATGGCAATATAGTAAATAGTGTGGACTGGACAAACGCTGACCACGGGTACACTATTGCTTGGTATCCTATTAAAAATGGCGAGGAGATTAAACTGAACTGGGTAGACATTAAGACAACATTTATGCTAATCAGGAAGTATGGTAAGCCTATACACAAGTACAATAATGGTATAGGTGCTACGCTATGTCATGACTGCGGAGTGATTATATCTGAAGGTCTAACTAAAGACATGAAGTGCGAAAAATGTTTAATATTTTATCCATAATCGGGTGAAAACCGATTAAGTATGGTGAAAAACACTTAATTTAATATGAATCAGGAGAAATTTGAAAAGTTATACGAACCAAAGCAAAAGAAGATATTACTTCTAATACCTTTCTTACAGGAAAGACCAAGACCTCTAATGTCAATAGCTAACTTGTTAAGCGTGCACCCCAAGTGGGCATCATCTTACATTCGAGACTTGCGTAAATTAGAAGTAGACGTTAAAAAAAATGAATACAAAAAATACTACATATGAAAGCAACACTACACTTCGAACACGAGGAGCAAGATGAACTACAAGATGCACTTAATGGTCTTAAATGGAGGCTTATTGTTTGGGATCTTGACCAAGAACTCAGAGGAATAATTAAGCACGGATACATCGGTAACCGAGAGGCTACTAGCGCAGAGATTGAAATGGCTGACTACTGCCGAACAAAACTTAGACAATTAATTAGTGATGATGGATTAAATTTAGACGTATGAAGCCAGGGGTATATGCAGCCAATATAACGGTTAGAGCTATGCCGTTAAAGCATGGAACTAGGCTGTACCCTATTAACAGGGTATTAGAGAAATGGCCGGTTAGTATTAATGAAAACGGTTCCGTTATTGACGAATACTTTATAGCAAAAGTGATTAAAAAAGAAAACATTAATAAATATCGAATAACCTACCAAGTAGATCCAATAGTTTTTTTATCAACATTTAATTACGTTGTTTAATTTTTTTGTACATTAGCTTGCGTAATGCAGAATGTCAATTACGTTAACTCAATAATGCTCGAAATAAACGAGCTAACTGACAGCATCTATGAGCATCTCATGGACGAAGATTACGACTCTCTGATTCCCACTATTCAAAATCTAATCACGGTCCTAAGGGATCTACATAAAACCCATTACGATGAAACAGTATATGGACAGAATCCTGGAGCTTCTAGCATCGGGAATGACAAAGGCTGATATTGCCAGACAAATAATCTCTGAGAACAAACTTAATACGAGAGAAGAGACAATGAGAATATATGTCTCTCGCGCTGTTACTAAGCATAATAATAGAGGTGTTAAGGATGCGTGTAATGACTTAGAAGTAGCTCCTTCAAACGTCCCGTACCTTTGGCTTAAGACTAAGCAGGCCTCTTTATTTATCAAGAATCCAGCATATCGCGTTGATGAAATAGACTACGAGTCAATTATATCAAAATGTATTGAAGGTAAGTCGCCAGTGCCTAAGTCAGATTGGAAGCCAGGGCATACAGTTGATCGTTTGGTATGGACCGATGTTCACGTAGGTATGGATGCTAGCCGAAAGGGATTGGCTTTGTATGCTACTGATTGGAATGGAGATCTACTTAATAAAAGAGTCGAGGAAATGGCTGAGTTTGTTTTAGCAAATAAATCATCAGATAGTCTTGTTATAGATGATCTGGGAGACTTTATGGATGGATGGGATGGTGAGACTACGCGTAAAGGGCATAAGCTCCCACAGAACATGACAAACGAAGAGGCGTTTGAGGCAGGTCTAAAAGCTAAAGTACTGTTAATTGACTATCTAGCCCCTCAGTATAAGAACATTCTTTGTAACAACATATGTGAAGACAATCACTCAGGTGCTTTTGGATACATTGTTAATTCAGCATTTAAGCATGTCGTTGATCGTAAGTACAGCAACGTCAATGTTATCAACCACAAGAAGTTTATAAACCACTACATAATTGGAAAACATGGATTTATCATTAGCCATGGCAAAGACTCTCGCAACCTTAAGTTTGGATTCAAGGTCCAGCTTGATTCAAGAGGTGTTGAGAAAATATCTCAGTACATTAGACACTCGCATGAGCTAAGATCTTGTGACTACGTTGAGTTCAGCAAGGGTGACTCTCACCAGATGCTATTCGACTACTGTTCTTCCGATGAGTTTGACTACTTCAACTTTCCGGCATTCTCGCCAAGTTCAGAGTGGGTTCAGACTAACTTTAAGAAAGGCCGATCCGGATTTGTATTCTTCCAGATCGACCTTGAGTCTAATCGTAAGGTTGTTATGCCTTACTTCTTTAATATTTGATCGGCTGTTTTACCGGCCTTAATTGCTAACAACATATCTTTTGTTGGTCTCGGAATGTATTCTAAGATTTTAGCATATTCTATTTTTTGATCCGCTGTCAAGCCTCCGTTCTTTTCAATGAACTTCATCTCACCTTCAATGGCTGACATTTTATTTTTCTTTTGAGCTAGCATCTCTAGCACTGGATCAAGCTTCCCATATTTATTTTTAATCTCAGCTGACATGTCTTTGACCTTCTCTGATATCTTGTTGCTTTTCTTAAGCAATGAGAATGACTTGTTGGCTATCTGATCAACTTCACGAACAGGAGCTACCACACCTATTGTTTTTAGTATGGCAACACCTTTTATTTTTTCCATACCCTCATCATCAAGGTATACAGTTCTATCAAAGTTATCAGTAAATTCACCTGTGTTCATGGCTTTATAAATATCATAAGCCTCTGTCATTTTTTCCCATTGGATACCAAGTGTACCAAAGTTAGCCTCGTCAGATATATAGAACTGCATGGCGTTTTCTTGAATATACTTTTCTCTTTTCTTTTTTTCTTGTTCTGAGTTAAGTGGATCTTGATTTTTGAGTTCTCTAATCTTATTTTCCTCGTCAATATATTTATCAACTTCTGTTTTACTTGGTTCGCCAAGACCCACAAATGACATTAAATCATTGGATAATTTAAGAACATAATTATCTGCTAATGCTAATGGGGACATTACATCCACTACGGCTTTACTCCATGAGCTAGATAACATATTCTTTTTTAGTTTCTCAATAAGTTCATCTTGCTCTTCCTCATCATATCCTAGTAAGTTCATTGCTGCGTATAATAGCAACTTCGCCATTTGGAATCTGATGACATTATACACAGCAATCTCTGCACCAATAGATGCTAGTGACCTAGCTGTATCTAAGTTAAAGTCTCCACTAACTATTTTTGTTAAGTCTCCCCACATTCTTGTTCTTTGGTTCATACCAAAAGATGAGAATGGGAATAGCATACTTTTAATAATTTTGGCGTATGTATTTTGAGATCTATATAACTCACCTCTAACTCTAGCGTCAGTTGTATCCATCGATCTATCAACCATTGACTGAGCGTAAGCTGCTGCGTCTGCATTTGGATCAGCATTAAAGTCAATTGGACCTAATTTATTCTTTATTACATACTTCCTATAATAAGCCATCCAAGCTAGTCGTCTTGCAACAGCATCTGGATTAGATATCATTAACTGGAAAGCCTTAGCATTAAACTTTGTAAATTTATCCAATCCTACCTCTGCTATACTCTTACCTAGTGTTGCTCTTTCTATTGACTTGTCAAGATTTGCTAATGATATTAAAATATCATTTTCACCTACATTGGCTATCGGCTGACCTGATTTATTCATGAAGTCAAAAGCGCTCTTGCTGAAGTCAGATGGTCTCATGTGCTCACCTGCATTTACAATGGTATTTGACATACCGGATGCAAACTGGTTGGCAAACTGACCGATACCAGCAAGGGCCCTTACAGCACCAAATGTGCTAATCATATTTAAGAATTTATCTACACCTTGTAATAGGTTTTTGTCGATAAGATTTTTTCCTTTTATAGTACTGATGTAGTCAGCTAGCGCACTCTTAATGATATCAAAATCTCTCTCAGATCCAATGATTTCTTCATTCTCTCTTGAGTTGTAGAATGAGTTTAATTGTCTAATAGATTTAGCTGTGTAAGAATCGGTAAGTGCAAGTCTATAAGACCTAAACATATTATTGTCAAAGTTCAAGTCAACATACTTACCGTTTGATTTTAAGTCTTTTGGTCTTGTTATTGGCATCAACACACCAGCCTCATTTCTATTGAAGTAGTTGTTTGAGTATTGACCAATACCAAGTACATCGCTTCCAGATAAAGCATCAGAATCTTTTGACTGACCTTGTTTAATGTTAACGTATGTCTTTGGTGTATAGTTAATATCTTGGTTCAACATGATATTGTAAACACCCATCGCAGTATCACTCATCTGCTCATACTTCTCAGCAAACATATCTACAGCAAAATTTACTGCATCTATATTCATTTGCTCAGCCTTAGCAAGTACACTTTCAAGAGTAACGTTAGCATTATATAGACCAAGTTTTTTGAATACTTTGTCATACAGCCTACCCATCCTTACTTTGGTCTCATCACTGCTCTGTAAAAGCATGTTCTTAGAATCCATAAGTATGTTGATCAGTCGATCAAACTCAGCATCCTGATCTATGTTTGGATTTGTTCTAATTAAGTCAGCGATGATACCTCTCTCGTATATGTTCTCGTTTGAGAAAAAGCCCTTCATCTTGCCAAACTTTCTAATGTATTCAGATTGCTTGAACGTAGCCTCAAAGTCAGCTTTATTGGCGCCAACAATGATGTCATTAATTCCGCTTGCTTTTTGATATGCATTAGCTTTATCAACACTTCTAAACTTACGCTCAAGTATTCTGCTGAAACCAGCAAATAGCCCCAATCTAGTTCTACCTAATTTCTCAGACATTGCTATGCTCATTGGGCTAGACTTAAACTTAAACTTCTTAGCGTTCATCATTCCCTCATAGGCACCCATTAGTGACTCAATTCCTGACGTAACACCATTAGCAAAGTATGTGTCAAGTGCGTCTAGAACTTTAATTGAATCAGCAATACCAAACTCCTCAGTGTCAATATTAATTGCATCGATAATAACCTGTGGTGTGTCCTCATCTATTAGTTGGCTGTATGCCGCCAACTGCAAATCAATCTGATCAAGTATGTCAGCTGAATTATCTACATCAGGCTTCAACGCTTCGAGCTCTGTTAGCATTGTTTCAGCAGGCAAGTTTGTAGAAGGTTTGCCGGTAATATTCTCGTATCTAGCCTGTAGGTTTTTAAATAGTCTCTGCGTTTGACGTTGTTGTTCAGCGTCAATGTATTCAGCGATTACCTGTAGATCAGGTTCTTGTTTTAGTGTTAACTTACCACCTCTAGTAGAGCTAGATTTAACACCATCCATAATCATCTGTGCTACAGCAATGTGGTCTACAACATTTTCAACGTACTCAGCATCTAATGACGTGAACATCTTAGCTACTATAGCGAAAGGATTTGGCTTACCTTTTAGTTTACTGGCAATTGCCTTAGACATTCTCTTGGCCTTCTGAACGTTGTCTATGTACTCAGCATTTGCAAGCGCTCTAGATACATAATCAATGAACTCAGATACCTTCTGCTTGTTATCAAAATTTAGGCCCTTCAGCTTCTTCATAATGAAGTCAAACTGCTTGACTGATATGTTGCCCTTACTTTTTAAAGAAGTGACGGTAGCGGAGATGTCAGCTAGTATTTTCTTATGTTCTCTTTTTTGTTCTCTCTGCGCTCTAGCCTCAAGTTTGATCTGATCAAGTAGAGCCTTGTACTCATCTTTCACAATCACCTGTGTCGGCTTCCCTCCTAAAATTTTTGGGGCCTTTTGGAATTTAATATTTGCGGTCTTAGGGCTAAATGTACCAACGTTTTCAGTAGCTGACTTTACTTGGTTAGGCTTGAATGCTACAAATATATCGTCCTCTTCAGCTCCGTCTTTAAGATTATTGAATATTACACCATCATTTCCACTATCTTTTGCTGCTTGTATCTCATATGGAAGTGATACCTCATCTCTATTTTCTACAGCAACTGTTTTTGGATTTCTTATGTTTAAGAATAAATTCATTATTTGAGGCTTTAATCCTCGATCTTTAATGAACTCATCATTAATATACTTAATTGCTTTTTTCTCTAAATCTTCTAGTTTTTTAGCATTTCCATTATCTTTATTAATCTTATCTGCTTTTTTAGATATCTCTTCCCTCTTTTCAAAACTTATTAAAGTATTAACTGTTTCATTGGTTATTCCTTTTGGAAAGAAAATTTTTATGACATCTTCTGTTAAACCGTCGATTAACTCTTTCTTTCGTTTATCTAAGGCATCGTCAAATTCTTTTTGATAAACTTCTTTGATGGAATCCTTAACATCTTGAATTTCCTTACCGTATTTTTCATTAGCTCTCTTTAGTATTGGACTATCGCTTATATTTAATCCAATCATATCAGATGAATTCATTCCGGTATATGCTTCAGATGTAGCTTGATTACCAGCAAAGAAGAAGCCCATATACGCTGAATCAGCAAGCCAATTTTTAGATCCTAATAGTTCTGATTTAAACTCATCAAATTCAGCATTAGTTCCATGAAATACCACTCTAGGTTCTCCATTCTCATCAACGACCTTACTAGCATTCTCAGGATCATTTTCCCAATCCCCAAACCACTTCTTGAATGCTGGAGTTCTAACTTGTTCCCATTGCTGAGCGTTTAGTTTAGATGGCTTACCGTTAGGTGCTATTAACTGTTTCTTACGTTTAATTGGTTTAGCTTCTTCTTCCTCTATATCTTCATCAGCATCCTCAACAGATTGGCCTTCTTCTTCAGCTTTAATTTCGTAATTAAATTTCTGACCAGATTCTTTCCACTTATCATATGTATAATTTGCAGCATCTTCATAACTAATACCTTCAATTTTTGCCTGAACTCCAAGTGTCTTATAGAGATTCTTTTCAAAGTACCAAAGTATTGCTTGAACATCAGCTATACTTAACTCATAACCATCCTTATTTAATTTATTGACAGCATCAGATATAGTGTCATACATAAATTTACGATCACCTCCATTAAATGGAGCATCGTTAATATTTTCAAAAGCAGTTTTGTATATTGTATTTGCTGCTTTTTCTACTTCGGTTCCATTTTTATATCCTTTAGCAGCATAAGAATCACGATAAGATTTAGAAGCTAGTAAAGCCTCTTCGTTACTCATACCTGGATTCCCAAGTAAGCCCTTAAATCTATCAAGTCCAATAGCTTCACCTTTCTTAGTGAATCCACTTTTTAGTCCGGGAATTAATGTACCACGATACCTATTAAAAGTTCTAGACCACCATCTGTCAAGTGTTGGATATGCTTCATTTCCTGATAGATTAGAGAAGAACATTCCTAATTTTGCTCCAAACACAGAAGCAGCAAACGGAGCTTTGAAACTAACAGGCCAGCTAGTTTTTAATGGAGGAAGTCCCTCTGTCTTTCTCTCTTTATTTATATCTTGAATAGACCTAACATCCATTAAGTCTTTTTTAATAGCAGCTATATCTCCGTTGTATTCAACAAGTAGTTCGTTTATTCTCTTTAAGTTAGCCTCAAAAGATGCAACTCTAAGACCGGAAAGAGTGACTGGCATTACTCCATTCTTTTTGTAATAGTCGTATGCCTCAGAAGCTAATTTGAAATTAGTCATAACTTTCTGACCATCTGAAGTTATAGCTACAAGCATTGTAAATAAATCTCTAGCATTTTGATCTGTCTTCATCTCTGGAAAGATTTTAGACATTGCATCTAGTGATTTTTGGTATAGTTCACCATACCATCCTTTACCACTCTTGTCACCCATTAGCTCTGTAAAATATTTAACCTCATCAACCATCCAGTTTGATATTTTCTTTCTGGCTTCAGGTGAGTTATCTTTTTGAGCAATAGTTCCGTATTTAGCCCTTTGTCTAGCTTCTAATGCTTCACCAATTTTTCTAGTTACATTCTTACCCTCCTTGAGTCCAAATTTCTTCATGGACTCTTTTCCTTGCATAATTGTAACCGCTTGTCTCTTTGCCTTACCGGTCTTACCAACAACCTGATCAGATATTTTAGATCCTGTAGATATACCAAAAGTAATGGCGTTAATAAGGTCGGCAGCTTCTTTAGTCGTTGCAGACGCCTTGAATATAACACCTAGGCCAATCTTTTTCATCAATCGGTTGATCAATGCTTTGAACTGAGTAAGCTTGCTTACAGTAAGCTCTTCTCTGTTATCAGCGAGGATACCACCAAGTTGAGCCATAAACTCCTCAGCCTTGAGCTCATCACCATCGTATGAATCAATGAAAGCATCAAGCTCAGCTAGTCTAGTCTTGTTTGTAATTAATGGACGAAGCCCTTTTGCTAGGTCGATAAATAGATTCTCAGAAACACCTAACGATGCAAAAGCATGGTGGACAGCCTCGTGAAGAAGCGTAACCATATCGGCCTTTGTCATGTCAATATGAATCTCACCATCTATATAAGATCCAGCACTATTTTCTTTGGTGATTGACTGCTTGCTTTCTCCTGTTCTATCGGCTAATGTACTGGCATATTGATCTGTATTCTCATGAAGATATATCTTAACGCCTGGAAGTGCCTTCATGATGTTAAGAGCGGCCCTTACTATAGGGTTACGCTTGAACTTAACAGACATTAATTTCGCGTTCTTCTCAGTTATAAGATTGGCTTCAGCATCTACAGTTTCCTGAACCTCACCATCTATCATTGAGAATTCTTCCGGAAGCAAACCAATCTTTTGATCAGCAAATTTTGCCTCATCATAGATCTGATTAACAAGAGCAGCAGCTTCATCAAGTTTTCCTTGCTCTCTTAACTTTCTAGCCTCTTCTCTTAATGCTTCTACTCTTTCATTAACACCAGAGAAATTCACATATGAATTCTGCCCTCTGGTCTCAGTCGTCATGGCTCTACGCGCTAAAGGAGAGTACATTCTTGCATGTACATTCCATGCATTCTCTTCCCCTTTAGGGCCAAATGAATTACCTAGCTCGGCATGACCAAAAAAGTCATGAACAGCTCTAAATAAATCATTTACCAACATAGGTTGGCCATTGACATCAGTAAATTCAGTTGTTGCTAATAGTGGATTTGCAGCACGTTGTTCCGGAGTAATTGGTGTATCTCCAAAACCAGATTCCGTAGAGAATATTTTAATGCGCTTATTATTACGCAAATCCTCTATCATTTCTTCAGAGGTAGCGTAAGGCTCTTCATTATTAATCTCTACAACATATCCGGCATCTAAGAACGCTCGGTATTGCTCAATAGTTTCTTTAGCCATAGCTTCATAAGCCCTTTTGACCTCAGGGTCATTTGGGTTATCCTCCATAGCTTCATAAGCAGCAGCTATCCTTTTTGCTCTTTCGACATCAAGCTCTGTTGTACCTTCGAACGTTGGTCTTTGAGATCCGAAAACTCTTTGAAAGTATCGATTAGCAATTTCTGCAACTGCCTTGAGCGGCTCGTTGAAGAGTCTATTTCCAGCTTTTGGTTTTCCTTTTTCATCTTGTGCTAAATTAGTTTGTTTTTGCGTATCCTGCAAATTTTCTTTAATATATTGCTTCTCTACTTCTTGGTATACAGTCTCAAACTCAGCTTGCTCAACAACACCAAGTTTGTTCTCGCGATCACGGATAGCAAAGTCAAGGGCTTGTTCACCAGTTAGTTTAACCGTGTTTCCAAGCCTATCGGTTACTGTGACAGCTTGTAGTGCGCCATTATTGTCGAACTCAAAACCATCCTCGATGATTTCCATGGTAGGAGTGTCTATCACAATCACCTCTCCGTTTGGCATAGCTGCCTCTACGCGACCATTGTTGTCTGATAAAGTTACTTGTTGTCCATTGACTTCGGCTTCGACGCCATTGAAGTATTTTTCGGCTCTGATTTTTTGGACCGCTTCAGAAGTTCTTCTAGTAGGGCTAGCTGCCCCTGCTTTGGTAGTTGCGACAGTTTCAGTCTTTGTTCTAAATTCATAGTTATCTAATTTATCTGCAATGTTTAATAATTTCTCAGACATGGCAGCCTTTGTCTCAGGGCTGTATTGATCCGACTTTTCTAGTTGCTCTACCTCATTAAAGATGGCTTCAATAGCAGTGTCAATGTCATTATCGTTGATGAACTCAGCGTTAGACATCTTATCCATGATTGGGTTTATAGTGGCCCCAAGACGAGCCTCTGCACCCATATCTGCAATGTATTGTGCTACTTCTTCTTTACCTTTTTTGGTAGCTTCTTTAAGTCCTGTTTCGGATTCTCCTTCCGCCATTTCTCCGCTAACTGCGGTTCCTGACTGTACAGGTACTTCACCTGTTGTTTGCTTTTGAACGGCATCTTTACTTATTTTATCTAGTTGGTTATTAATTTCAGCGACACGCTCCTTTTGAGCAGTAACTAATGCAGGGTCGCTTTTATCTATTTCCTTCTGTAATCTATCTCTCTCAACAATAAGATTGAACGCATTCATTCTATCTCTGTCTGAAAGTTGTTCTGGCATGCTAGATATTATTCCGTCAATTTTGTTGATGGCCTCTAATTGTGCATTAGCTTCTGACTTAGTGATATTACCTTTAATCATTTGAGTCTTTAGGTTTGCAACCATCAACTTTTTGAACTCTGTATCTGTAGCTACATTTTCTAAAAACTTTAAATCGTCTTCGCTGTATAGTGAAATATTGCCTCTAATTAATCTTTCGCCAATAACACCAACAGCCCCCATGGTCTTACCACCAACCATCTCAGCAAGACCATCTTCAAAAACCTTAAATGCTGTCTCCTTAAATCCATCTGGAGTTTCAAAGAATTCACCTTTAGTTAGATTTTTCTTCTGCTCTTCAGTTAGATCTTTAGACATCCACCAGTTAGCTACATCTTTCCATCCTTTATCAAGAACTAATGACTGAGTTGCTCCAGTTTCAAATTCAGCTAATCCTGCCTGAGTTATTTTGATAAGTCCCTTAGCTAACATGCTTTGGACTTCTTTTTCAGCTATTTTTTCAAGCGCATCTACAGTTGCATTTGCGCCTAATTTTTTAGCCGCTTTTAAAGCAACACCCATTAATACTTTACCAGCAAATGAATCACCCTTTACTAAGTTGTTTAAACCAACATTTTCAAGGACACCCATTGCTGCTGCATATGGCACAGCAATTAATGCTCTATCTAATGATGAGCTGTATTGGAAGTCAGGATCGCTAAGCATCTCTTCCTCAATACCACTATATGCTTGTGCGGCTAGACCTACAAAAGAAGTAGCCTTGCCTCCAACACCAGAAGCCATAGCTGGGAGAGATTCTAATACACCACCAATAGCTTGAGTAAACCAACCTCTGTCTCCAGATTTCATGTACTCAAGTGTAGTACCCTCGCTACCTACTGCTTTAATAATTGATGCTTTGGCATCTTCTTTTGCTTGAAGGATAGCTTGGTTATCTAGTAAATTTTCAATCTGTTGCTTGGTTAGATTCTTGCCATTATATTTTAAGCTTTTATAGTATGCCTTTTCCTCTGGAGATAACTCGTCATATTTATCTTTACCAAGTGCTGCTTGATATGCAAATGGCTCAGCAACTACCATGGATACACCGGACAGCACCTTGTTAAGTAAATACCCAGCAGTCCCACCTTCTTTCTCTTTTGCAGCGATATATTTACCAGCTACATAGTTTAGTTTACTCTGAGATGCAATGGTCTGATCTCTTTGAATTTTAAATTTTTGGCGTCTAGTTTCAATATCTTCAGCCTTATTGTCTATGAGTAATTTTTGCTCGTTGTATTGCTCCTGAGTAAGTAAGCCTGATTTTGCCAACTGATTAAATTTAGCAACCTCAATATCGTATGCTTTCATATCTGACTGTATATTCTCAGCTGTTTTTTGCAAATCATTGAGCTGCATATCATAATTCTTGACATTGTCTTGAATTACTTCATCAGTAAGATAAGAGTTGATTCTGTTTTTAGCTTCTTTAATCTTGTTGGGATCCTTAGTTTCCTTAGCATAATTATATTGATCATAAAGATCATTTAGCTTTTGCTCATATGTTTTATTAGCCTCAGATTTTTTCTTTTTGTAATCTTGATATGCAGGTGTTTTATAGAACTCTTGTACATATTTAGTAGGTAAATCTACCCCTACAATGTGGTTTTGAATAAGTTCTTTTTGCTCCTCAAAAGACAATTTCTTAAACTGATTTTGAAAATCCTGATCTATTATTTTCTTACCTACATTGACTGATGCTTTTGCCGGATCTTTTGCATCCCAACTTGTTCTTTGCCCAGTTTTTGGATCTGCATATTCAAGCTTTCTTAAAGTTCCTACAGCATCATAATATGTTTTACTATAAGCTTTAGTTGCATTTTCTTCTAAGAATGCTTTTAATTTAGCAGCTTGCTCTGGATTCTTTTCATCAAATTCAAATACCTCTTCTTTACTACCATCTTGAGTCTTGACTCTAATTCTGTCAATAGCAAATGCACCTTCTTCTTCGAATGTGAATCCGTATTTGGCGTAGTTTTTAGTTAAATAATCAATAGCCTTCTCTTCAGTTTGTCCAACAAAACTAGACGTAATCTCTTTAAAATTCTTAGGTGGTAATGTAGTAGTGGGTACAATTTTAGTACCTACTGATTGACCATATCGCTTGTTTAATGCATTTATTGATCCTTCATTCTTGATGGGTACAAATTCACTACCAGGAGTTTTTCGTTCCCATTGGTTGTTATTTATACGATATAAATTGTCTTTTTTCTCTTCGTCGTAATTAGAGAAAACTTGCTCCTCTTGAGAAACAGACGCGTCTTTTTTGAATTGATAGTTTAGATTTTTTATCCTATTAGGATCTGTAATCTGAGAGTACTTTGTCTTAATAGTGGTATTTGGTGCATCTTTACCTGAAGATACAACTGCTTCTTCATACCATGCATTATTCTTAAACTTATATCTCTTAGCTTCTTTACCAGGATATCCTGTAAAAATCTCACCGTCTGATGACGCCGATGAACCAGTCCCCGAGGTGGAGTCCGTAGTGCCTGGGCTTTTTTTTTTAAAATAACTAGAGTAAAACGAATTAGCATCTAGGTCAGTCATTCCTTGATCTTTTAAGTAAGACCAAACTTCCTGAGCTTTCCCCTGATCTGAATATTTACTGAAAAATGTGTTAGCATCTAAATCTGTTAACCCATTCTCTTTTAAATAATTATAAAGCTGTTGCTGCTTGTCGTTCATATCTATCCGTTAAATTTTGTAGTTGTTGAAACCAATCTTTTTGTAGTGGTATTTGTTGTTCTATTTACAGTACCTCTAGCCACATCAAGTGATTTTTTAAAGTTATCTGCTTGTGCTGTGGTAATACCTAAATATTGACCCAATGTCTCAGGTGTAGGATTTGGTATTGTTTGAACAAGAGCAGCATCAAATCCACCTCTTCCATCAGAAACTTGCTTATAAACTTCTAGCTTTCCACCTGCTACCCATTTAAAGTCATATTCTTTTGATTGGGAGCTAAGCCATTCGCTGTTATTCCAATTTTTTATAACCCCATTGGCAAGCGTCTCGTATTTTAATTTTTCACTCTCTGGGCTATTATTTGACCCACCTCCTACTACCTTTGGTTCGTCTTGTAATGACTTATATCCAAGCTGAAGCGCAACAGCTGACTCAATAGTTTTTTTAGCTCTTTCCTTTTGTTTTTCTGATATCATTGGTTGGTATACACCTGACGCATCTTTTTGCATTGGAATGAGTTTACCTTCAGCTTCTTTAATAAATGCATTTAGATCTTCTCCACTCAACTTCGACTTGTCCTGGTATGCTCTTTTTTGGTTTTCTCTCTCAACCATTTCAATTAACTTTGAATCCCTATCGGCCGCCGTATAGTAAGTGGTATAACCCTCGTCTGTGTTGTCCATTAAAATACTTAATGTCATTCGGTTATTACTGGTTAGTGCACCCGTTAGGTCAGCCATTTTACTGGCAAATTCATCTCTTTGTCTAAGGTCGCTAGTAGTCGTAATGTTATTTTCAACCATGTAGTCTTTCCAAAACTTAGTTGTTTCAGCTACAGCCTTATCAACATTTGTTTTATTAAAGATTAAATTGCTTAAGTCACCTGTGGTTTTGGCGCTTTCGATAGTATCAGGAATAACCTGACCTGTTGCGGCATCTAATCTACCTGTGCTAACTAATCCAGTAGATGGATCAATAAATACCTGCAAATTCTTAAGATCGCCCATTCTAGCAAAATACTCACCAGCTTCTACAGAGGCCTTTGATATTTCACCACTCTGTAGTTGCTTTTGTATCTCGGCGTTCTTGGTGTCAAAGCTCTTTACGTTATTAGCAAGCGTACCCCAATTTTCCATTAGGCTATTCATTCTTTGCTTATATTCTTTAGGATCAAGCTCACCTCTTTTAAGCGCATCATTCCAGGCTTTAATTGTAGATACCCCATTTTGAGATGCGCCAAGCATCATTTGTTGGAATGTCTGACTAGTAAAATTATCAGCTTGCTGAATGGTCTTAATGTTGTCAGTTTTAAGTTGATCAAGCTCTAACTTAAGCTCTTCTCGACCTTCCTCAATACCCTTAACAGTAGTATATAAACCACCAATAGCCTTAGACCAATCTACCGACTCGGTAGGAATGTAGCCAAATATGTTTTGATTGCTAGTTGCCATTATGGTTGGTAGTTTGTTCCTTGTAATATACTAAGACCATAAGCAGCTTGCTGTTCTTTAGTAAGTGGACCACCTGGAGCAGTATATGCTGTATTAGCAGTTAATGCATTCCAGCTTTGTTGTGCTTTGTTACCTTGTTTTTTATAAAGACCAATTAAGTCATCCAAACTTGATGCCGCTGATCCTGCAAATCCAAGTGCTCCCTCAATAGCAGCATTACGATTTGCAATAGCTTCAGCTCGTCTCATGTTTTGTTCTTGAACCTCACCTATTCCAGCCATCCAATCTCTTTCAGCTTTACGAGCTCCTATTCCAAGTTCAGCCTCAGCTTGAGCCATATCTCTACCATACTGAAGTTGATTTGCTTGAGCAGCAAGAGCCATGTCTTGCTCGTTGCCTGCTGCTGCTAACTGACCTATACCACCTAAAACACCTTCAGCACCTGTGCCTTGTAATGCACCAACCATCTGAGCCTCACGTTGAGACTGTTGCTGTTGGGCCATCTCAAGACCAAGTGTAGGTACCTGTAAGGCCTTGAATGGATTGGTTTCTTTAATTTGTTTTAGTTGCTGTTTTGCCAATGCACTAGCTTGTTCAGCTTGTTTCATTTGGCTTTGTGATTTGATAGCCTGAGCGGCACTAACGCCAATTCCCCCTAAGGCTACTAATGTTGATGTTACTGCTGCCATATCTTTATCATTTCAGTGCAGTTGTTTGATCCTTTTTCAAATCCACATGCTGCATATCGGTTAATCAAATTTTCGTTCTTCAAAGAAGTGTAGAAGTATTTAGTTCCATTTGTTTCAGCAGCTACCTCAACAAGTGATTTTATTAATAGTTCTATCGCTTCTTTGCGATCGTTTTGTCTATATTGAAAGTTTGATACGATGTACTCAATCCAAGCCGTCTTTGAGTTTGTAAAGTAAATAAATCCAGCGCAAATATCTTCACCATCTTTACTTACCATTAATCCACCCCTTCCGTCTTGCGGTAGCATATCTTTTGGTGGTGCTGACCATCTCCAGTCCTTCCACCATTGGGATAATACATCGTAGTCTCGGTCATCTAAAAACCTAACTTCCATGTAACAAATTTAAGGAAAACTTTTGAATACTGCGGTGCTAACAGCAAATAGCTCTATTTCCGGAGTAGCGTCAGATCCACTTCTTGATAGTGTAAGGTTAAGGAAGTATCCTCTTGTTCCGTATGATTCAGCAGATGATGATTTAAAAGATACCAAAAAATCACCAGGTTGTAATGGTGTAGCAAATGCAGCATCTAATTTAATCTCATTATTGGACTGATCTACGTAGTCTATTGTTCCAACATAATTAACGCCTGAAATCATAGTACCAGCAAATGATGCTTTATAAATCTCATCCCCTTTGCTAATATTTGTGAACTTGCTTTGAGTAGTTATAATATCAGGTGCTGTTGTAGACAATACATTTCCAACACCTTGAGCAGATATTAGGTCAAAATTGATTTGATTTACTGGCCTTCTCATATATGAATACCATTCTCCTTCTTTATTTACAAATTGAGACATACTCATTTGGGCATCATCAAGATCTGTATAACCAACAAAATTTAATGGATGTGTACAGTCAAGCGCTAACGTCTTGAACATTTTTATCTCTGTTGGCGATTGGTTTATTACAGTTGATATACTAAATCCATATAGAGAATTAATAGGTTCATTGTAAAACTGAGTCCTATTTATATTAGTATCATGTTTATACAAATTACCATTCTTAAATGAATAGAATGAACTATTCAATCCCATCATCCACTCAGGGCGATAAGTCCATCTAGAAGTCCATCCCTCAGCTTTATCTGAAAAAGTAAGCGTATCTATAACCATATAACAAAGTTACGAATTTTAGACTAAGCAGCTTTTCATGCTTTTGATCATTTGATAATAGTAATATGAGCACCTATTTGTATCTACCGTCAGATTTGTACCAAAGGGTAAAATATGCATATATGACGCTTTGTGAAACATGCCTTGATTATTATTCATTACACCGGCATTATGGAAAAAATAAAGCTCATCCCATAAACTAGATGGACACGTAGCCCAAGCAAAATCAAAGTCTTTAGGTACCTCAACATGATGTCCAAAAAACCAAGCATTCCATAATTCGGCCCACATGCTTGCTGTCCAAGCCTGTATGCCGTTTGGATCTCCTTCTTTTTTAATGTGCTGCATTTCAGTTAATAGATTGTATAGCGATTTACTATCTTCTTCAACTTTCTTCCAGTAGTGAGATGTTAAGTTCTTCATAAGTTTTTGAGCTCCTCCACTTCTATTCTTATTAAACTCAATTAACTTTTTTGATATACCCACTTGATTACACATTGCGTCTAAGATCTCTTCTCCCTTGCTCATGATGTAGTCATAACCTATGTATGAGATAGTGTCTGAGAAGTACCATATGTCATCCTGAAGATATGGAGTAAAGTCCATATACTTGGTGAAAACAAAGTCAGCATCATGAAAAAAAATTGCATCGTTTATTAGATCAGGATGCTTCTTAAAGTGCTTTTCCAAAAGATGTGCTTGTATAGCTGGTGGGTAATTACAGTCACCCATTGTATCCTTATAAAAAAAGAATCGAGCAATATCACTATAAGTCTGATATAACTTATTCCAAGATTCAGGTATCTCATCTTGATAACCAGCAACTATGTCAATGTTTTTGTAACCTAATGAAGCGAAGTTATGTATACATACCTCAATCTGCCATGCATAGTAGTCAAGCGCTGGTTGCGCTGACAACATCCTAAGTGTTTTCATTAACAGGTTTTACTTGCGCCGGTCCAGTTTGATCCGTTCCACTCATACGCAACATTTGTAATTAAATTTAAATACCAACCAGCGGGCGCAGGATCTGTGCCAGCTAAGTTTGTAAAGATATAATTTCCTGGAACACCAATAGCTCCATTGACGTAATAATTATCAATATCAAGAACTGAGCAAACAGATGATTGTGAAGAAGAGTATGACAGCGTAATCGGAGTCAATGGCGCAGCTGTCGTAGTCGTTGTCGTCGTTGTCGTAGTTGTCGTCGTTGTCGTAGTTGTCGTCGTTGTCGTAGTTGTCGTTGCTGCACACTCTGAGCAGCTACCATACGTATAAAATATAGTTCCATTGACAACACCTGGGCCTACAGACGCTGTTATTGTGCAGCAATCTCCATTACTATCTTTTACATAATTAGGAAGCGTCAACGCGCTAAAACCTGTGTATTGCAATAATACAGCTGCACCGCCAACACATTTTGTGCCTGAGTAGTATCTAACAGGAATAGTTGTTGTAGTTGTAGTTGTGGTTACCCCAGAGCATGCAGATATATTAAGTATTTGACCTGTATTTGCAATAAGACATGCGTAAGTAATTCCTGATTTTCTAACTAGATACCACAGGAAACCTCCATTAAATAATGTTGTAGCGCCTGCATTAGTGTAAACAAAACTGTTTACTGCAAATGTACCTGTGTGATAGTAGGTTATATATGTAGGCGTTTCTAGGCATGCCGATCTAGCTGTTGTAAATCCACTTGTATCAATATCAAAACCAGTTACAGGAGTTGCTGTTGTGGTTGTCGTAGTACTTGTAGTTGTTGTAGTTCCTGTGCATGCTGTACAATCTGCATATATAACGACAGGCGTTAGCATATTGTAATATGGTGATGATGCTGTAGCTACTGAAGATATCCTCCAGCAGTTTCCATCAGTTGTTTTAACTATATTTCCGGTCACAATAACAGCCGCGGTAGTATCTCTTAATACGACAGATACTGATGGATCTGAACATGAATCTGCATTATAATAATTACCAGCAGGAAGTGTCGTTGTAGTTGTAGTTGTAGTTGTCGTTGTGGTTCCAGCACATGTGCTTTCACCTATAACTGTACCATCCTCATCTATTTGTATTGTATAGTCTGAGTCATTTATATAATACCACTTACCGCCACCCATGAATGGTTTTAGTGCTTCAGGATCGTAGAAAATTGTATCTGTAGTATTTGGGATATATCCATTACCATTAAAATACATTAATGTGAATGTAGGTATAACCAAACAAGCGTCACTTCCAGATTCTTTAAATTGCTCCACATCAATTAAGAATGGTTTAAGGTCTCCAGGATTAGTAACGTTAACAGGTATTACAGCAGCAGATGATATTCCAAAGCAGTTTGTTGCTCTTAGTGTAATTGAGTAGTTCCCAGCCGGACAGTTATTAAAGTATATAATACCGTCTGAAAAAACAGCCTCATTTGGTAATGTACTTGCTAGAATACTCCAAGATGTTGGGTTGTTTACAACTTCTATTATTACATTTTCTACTGTATTTGTATCAACATTTATAGGGTCTGCAATAATAAAAGGAACGGCAAATTCAGAACATCTGCAACTTTGTTTTGAAGTAACATCACCTGTAGATCCTACGGTTATGTAACTTAAGTTTGATATAGGAGGAGTAACACATAGAATTGTGTTTATAAGGTGAAGATAATCATCTCCAACATATACACTTGATCCGTCTGAAGAAGTAAATAGTTGGTCGCCAACACTTGGTAATACATCTGTTCCATTATGGTATAGAGAAAAATCAGGACACTGACTACAAACATCTGATGGTATTCCAGCTGCTCTATCAAAGTAAAATTGTGTTAAGTATGGACTAATTTTATTTACAATCCATGTTGATCCACTGAATGGCGATGATACAATTAAATTAGCTTCTCCGGTTGGCAAATTTTTATAAAACTCAATAACACCTGTTCCATTATCAATAAGCCCTGTATATGGAGCTATTAATCCAATTTCATCTTCAGGAACACCTGCTGCTATTAATGCGCTATAATTAGATGATGAATTAATCCCAACATACTTTGTATCAGCTACAATCTCACCATTCCATTCAACTTGGTATCTTGTAGGTTGATCAGGGTCAATGGTATTAAAACTAATACCAGCTCTCCCGATATTAGCTCCATAATTCATTTCAATTGATCGACTTTCAGTTACACCTTTATAAGAGGCAACTGTATTCATTTTATCCTCATAATCCCATAATAAGTACACATACTCATAGTTGTTTGGATTAGAGAATACAAACTGACCTGTGAATACACCGCCTGATAAAACAACAGGTATTTCAGTAGCAAGGCTAAGTATTGTTGACTTGTCATCGGCAGTATAGGCAACATTAGATACTAAATAGTAAAGCTTATTATTTAGTGTCGGGGCAAGTTGTCTGTAATCAGCTAATGCATCACCAGCAACAACAGTTACGGTAGATCCATTATAAGGAACATATCCAACACCACCAATACCTGTAGATGAATCAAACAAAGCAATTGCACTTCCACTTAATACCACATTATCAATGGTATATGTTGAGCTACCTGTGTAGCTAAAAGATTGTTTAGTTTTTGAACTCATCTTTACCTAACGTTATAATATTGAAATCTGTTCTAGGTCCACGCCCTTGTATTAGAGTGTAATCTATTGATGTATTACAATAAGTGACTCTAAATATTACACTCCTTTGCGTACCCGTAGTATTGTTTTGAATTCTAGCATATATGTCTTGAGAACCTACACCTGATTGACAATACGGAGGTAATTCAACCCAATTAGTTCCAAATCCATTATTAATTACAGCAATAGACCAACTTGTAGTTCCAGATAAAGCAAATAAATATTCAAGTTCCCCAGCTGTATTATATGGAAAACTACCTGCCGTTGGATTAATTGTTATATCACAAGGCGTATTTCTTCTAGATGTGGAGGCAAATACATAGTTTTGATTATATGGATCATAAGCTCCAAGTTTTGCCATATTAGGCGTGCTAATCATTAGATCTCTAAAGTAATCAGACATACCCATTCTAGATATCTCCATTACTTGATCACCATACATTTCAAGTACTGCCCCTCTTCTTGCATCAGAGAAATACATTTTATTCCCCCAAGTAGCAAAGCTTTCTGGATTTGATGATATACCAAATTCATAAGGTAATGCAATCTGTGTTCCAAGTACTTCAGGCACTGATGCAACTGATCCACCGCCAACAGCATCAACTAATAAATTCTTACCATATAAAACTGATGTAATCTTATCTTGATGCAATACAATTAAGTCAGTAGTTCTAGCATATAGTTTCTGAACTGAACCAAAGTTCTTATCTAGGTTTTTAAAATTTGCTGTAGATAAATTAAACTCATTGAGTCTATTTATTGATGAATCCCATCTATATAGACCACTATAAGTAAGTGATGCTTCTTTTACTTGTTGTTCATAATCCTCAATAACACCACTAGCTCTTAAACTATACTTTAACCATGGTTGATTAAATCCATCAAGAATCCTGTTAGACTCTACACCATTACCATAGCAATAAGCATTATAGTCTGAGTTTTTATTATTGGTGTTATTTAAGACAATGACTGCACCATTTAGTGAACTAGTTTGGTTTTTGTCAAAGCTATTGTCTGAAACTCCTCCAGGTATATTTGCAGTTGCAGCTGCATAATCAATTTCTATAGAATATCTATTAGGAACACTGACAACATTATAAAAACCAGCAGGTATGTTTGTAGCTGTCACATAAACTGATTGACCGTCTTGAAAATAATGTGGCAGTCTTTGTGGATCCTGCACTAAATAAACATTGCTTCCATTTGCAACACATTGATCATAACTCCATAACGCTATGTGGTTGCCATTAACAATCGGATATGTTCTACTCATTTCATAGTAGATGTCCACATCGTCATTTGCAGGCACAGTTTCAGCAGTAAGTTTAGATCCTGGAGGCGTTTGAGTTATTTTCAATTGAACAGATATTTCATTTCTGCTAGATCCTTGATTTAATCCAAATCCTCTTACCAACATCCATTTTTCAGAACTAGCAGGATCGACTTCAATAACATTACTAGTAAATCCAAATGTGCTATATGATTGAGTTACATCAATAGCATTTCTAAATGTAACGGCAGCAGCATGTATATCTGTTCCATTTTGATTGTATTGTATAAATGACTGATATGCTCCAGATTGCCAAAACCATTCCTCAATATCTGCATAATCTTTATCTGATACCCAAGACATAGAAGTAGCATTTTGGCCAGGTGCATTTATAGCTGCACCGTCATTTAATATATCGATTGAAATATTTGCACCTGCATATATTGCTCCTGGTCCTTTTATAGCAGCATGGCCACCATATACTTGAGGATCATAAGATGCTAAATAAGGAGTATTTGGTTTAGGTAAGCCATATCCTCCATTAGGTTGTAATGGTGTTCCTTGGAATTGAGTTCCACTTCTAACATTTATAACCCATTTATCTCCATTTGTATATCCACTTGAAGAGTCAAAATTAAAAACCAATGTGGTATCGCCGGATGTTAATGTTATAGGTGATGTGCTAATTGGTAAGTTAGCTATCCACCAAGATTGAGCTACATCTGTGGTCCATCTAAATGTAGTTGAGTTAAGTATTTCTATAGAAATCCTAACATCGTCTAATGAACTAGAAGACGATTGGCTTACAGATATTCCTGGGCCCGTATTCGGTGTTCCATTAATAGAATAATATATAGGAGCGGAAATATAGAAAATATTGTTTTGTGCAACAGCAGGTGTTTGAGTTCCTGATGAATTGTTATCAGGACCTCTTCCACTTCCTAAATATGAATAAGTGTTTTGAGTAGGTATGTCTAAAAAAGTATCTATATAATCAGCTTTAATCTTAAAATATAACCCTTCTAAGGCTCCAGGTATATTATTAAAACCGGATTGCTTATACTCAAGCTCAAGTACTTTGAATTTTTTATTTGAGTTTGTTGGGGATCCGTTTGCTGACTTAAATATTATATATCCATTAACCTTTATCTTATCTCTATCAGCTTCGTTAATTAAAAAATATCTATATAAATTATCCTTTAAAAAAGTAACAGGAAACAAATTATAATACTCTCCTTTAGACTGCTTAACAAATAATCTGTACCCAGTAGCCCATACAGGAGCCTCATTCTTTATATTAACAACCAAAGAATTTGCAGTACTTGAGTTATCTGGAGATATATATACTGAGTTAGACTGATTATTGCCTGGAGTTGAACTAGTAGATGCCCCATCAACAGATGTTAATATAGTAGTCATTCGACCATAATCATCTAAATAGGCGATACCAATCTCATAATCTCGATCGCTTCTCCATGTTTGTTTTGGTAGTGATGTGATGGGCTCTGAAATATAATCTACAGTATAATTAACATCTATAAAATCATTTGTACTGTATCCTATTAAATCTCTGAATTGAGTGTAATTACCCATAACTAATCTACTCCCAATGATATCTTGAGCTAAAGCTTTAAGAGGCACGTTGTCAAATAATCTAGTTACTTGATCTGAAGGAAGAGCTGCGTATGTTTTATTATTCATAAAGAAGAAACTATACGTAGAATTATCTTGTATACCTATTTCTTCCTTATTTAACGTCTCAACAATTTTTACATTAAGAGTTCTAGACTCCCAAACTAATAATTGAATTTCCTTAACAAACTCATTTCCAGTTTCAAATGTAACTTCAACCTGATTAAATTCATTAAGCATGCCTTTATTTTCACCTGTCTCTATATCAATATTCAAGAATTTTGGATTGAATGCTGTAGATGAAAATGGAGACATTGATGAGTACTCATTATCTAAGTACTTATATCGATAGCTGAAATAAACAAACTTGTCCTCAATATTATTTGGGTCTAATGTTGTAGACTGAAGTGTGCTTAATGATATAAAAGGCGAGTTAAGTGGTGGAGCGACAATTAGATTAATATCGTCGTCAATTCTAGTATCATTAACGCTATATGTCTTGCATCTATTAATATTAATCTTTCTAGGTGGGTTTAAGTTGTCATTCCAAATAAGAAAACCACCACCCATACCGTCAGTAATGTAGTTAACACCAGTAATTAGATAATTAGCGTCAAAATTCAATCTAACATTATTTGAGTTTGGTATTTGACATCCAAGTACTAACAATGATGCATTAGTAATCTCATTGTATTCAAATATACCCTCAAAGTTATCAGCCTTTACAAACCAATATAATAAGTTTGATGGCTCATATGCTAATGCTCCTATAGTAACCGCATTTACTGCCGCAGGGATCTGGTAACTAGCAAGTATGTTATTTATGTTTGTTGTTAATGTGTTACCAAGGGAATTCTGAACAGCACCAATATTTGATCCTTCTGATGTGTCAATAGTTATATTTACCGCATCACGGTATTCTCCATCAGGAACTAACCTCTCATCGAGGTCTTTGTTCATTCTCCCGGCAAGAAATGTTCTTTGTAGGTCAGCCATAATTACTTAATCCATTTATCCTTGCCTCTCATTGCCATCAACAATCGGCCTGGGTGCATGTTGCTCAATCTGATTTTGGTATTTCTAAGGGCAGCTGTTTTATCCTTCTTAACCCTATTAATAATGTATTCTTGAACACCGAACTTATTGTTAAGTAAGGCATATTTTAAATAAGCATAAATATATTCTTCTGCTAATTTATTGATAGAGATAGCGCTTGTGTCGCCGTTCTCCATTCCATCAGATATATATTCAAGTACAATGTAAGAGTTCTCTACACCTGATGTGAAATCAATCACACCGGCTGCTTTATTGATATAGTACTTAGGATTAATATTTGCATCTGCTGTATTTAAACCAAAGTTTTGTGCAATTGGATACCCAAAATACCATTCCCCGTCATACTCCCAACCCCATTGGTTATAGTATGGACCAGGGCCAACATAAAGTTTATTCTCCTGTCGTAAGATATCTAATCTTGACTCGCCAATAACTACCTCTCCATTCGAGTCAAATATAATCTGACCGTTGTTGTCTTGTAAGTATGCAGTTGCTGTTATGCTCTGTCTTGCCTCAGTAAGTGGATATAAAACACCATTTCTAAGCATTGATATTCTCACATAATTTACATAGTCAGGTGGTAATATCAACTTAAGTTGGTCCCCTAATTCAAATTCAAGTACTTTAATATTTCTAAGTGCATCATAATTAAGCTCTTGTATAGCTCTTTTCGCATGAAATAAAATAGTATATCTGTCGACATTATTAATCAACTTATCATTGCCAACATAGTTTAATATAAAGTTATTGACCATATAGTCAAGACTAACATATTGGTATGATCCCCAATTTTCATCTTCAGGGACATTACCATTGTTGGTATAGTACTGATAGTTAGTTATATATGCCATTATTGTTTCTGTTGAATGTCTTGTACTTCTTCAGCTTTAGCTGCTGACACAACTTCTTGTTCTCTAATTGATATACCAGCGTACTCTAGTATCTTAATAACTAGATTGGCAAAATCATCTAACGGAAGTTCAAAGTCTTGATAGTTAGGATCTGATGGATTAAAGAATGGATCGCCTGATAACGTTTCTTGATATGTCCACACAGGATCTTTTGGATACCTTATATATTGTATAGTTACATTAGATGTAATGGTTGTAGGATAAACCAATAAACCGTTTTGATCCATTGTATATACAGGGTATTTAGTAGTTGGTGCTGTAAGATTTGAGTTAACCAAATTCAATATCTTTCTGTGGCTAACTTTCTCAATTTCAGTAGAATTATTGTAAACAAGTTTCTCCAAGAAGAAATAGTTTTCAATACCAGTTGATGGATCTACCGGGAAATTAAACTTACTGGTAGCAATATTATATGTTGCCGATGTAAATACAGAAAAAGTATCAATTACTTCACCTATGTTTTTTGGTATATCAGTGTATCCCTCTCCATGCATTCTAGCATTTTGCTTATTGATTGCATTGCTGTAATTGTATACATACTGCCCGAAAATCTCAAGCTGTGCTTGCTTTGCAAACAAGTTAAACTCGAATGGCGTAATAAAGCCACGGTTGTCTTTGCTAATTATTGATAGGACGGTATTTCGAACGTCATTGATCATCTGACTGCTTTTGTACAAAGATAAATAAAAAAAGGCACTCCATTAGAAGTGCCCTTTTAGTAGTAGTTTACTAGTGATTAAGCAATAGCTACAGATGTAATCAATTGTTGTGTAGCGCCAACCAAAGGAAGTGCAGGAATAATAATTGCATCTGGATTAGAGAGAGCTTGGTTAGCAAAAGCCAATGCATTTACTACAGCTGCATGAGATGCGTAAGTAGCATCAGCAGTTGTAAATGTAATTGTAATAACATCAGCAGTAGCAACCCCACCTACAGCGGTAAGAGTCAATACAGTAGTGCTTGTGTATTCAATAAACCACTCTGTGTTTGCTGGAATTAATTTCTTCACTAGTGCATCTGCTGCTCCAATCGTAAATTGTAAAAATTTCTTGTTCATCTTAAAACGTTTTAATAGTTAATAACTATGCAAATATACTAATTCTCAGAAAATTTATCTTCTAGGTATTTGTATAGCTCTAACCCTTCGTCAGACTGCAAATAAGAAGCCAATGCATGGATGTGGTCATGACCAAACGGAACGGTCATTAGACGCTTCTTATTGTCCTTGAAGTTATAGTGGATGTCTTTGTTTCCTCTGAAGGTTAAGTATCCTGATGTAAATGCGCGTGCTGCGAAGTTGTTGATTTTAAGCATTGGATCAGAAGCTGCCTCCATGAAGTCTTGCGGATAACGCTTAGCAAATAACATCATGTCTCTTTTTATTTCGGCAGAACTCATCTTATCTACATTACCTTTTAAAACCAATCTAGCGACTGCTTCCAATGTATTGATATCTTTATCTGCTAAATCACGAGCCAATAATAATGCATCAATTTCTGAGAATAATTCTTGAACATCTTCTTGGGCATCTTTCTCTGAATCAAATTCATAAAATTCACTTCCATTGCCAGGGTGGTAATGTAAGAATTCTTGAAGTACAGGATTATTTTTTGGAACATTTAGAATTCCATCTTCAAATACAATAGGCTCAACGATAACGTTGGCATCTTGTTCATCTTGAAATGGTGAGTTAGAATTTCGCGCGTAGCGAAGTGGATGGTTTGTGTTTGTCTCTTCGTTATAATAAAGTAGACGTTTGCGCGGAGTATCTTTATGCGCAATAAAATAGCTCAATGGAGCATTTTCAATTTTTAATAGGTAGGTGCGATCTTTCGCCTCTAGTTTTACTCTTTTCATTTGATATAATTTAACTTATTAAAAAATAGAGAGGGGCCGAAACCCCTCTCGTATTATTGGTTTTCTTATCCTTTGAAGATAAAGAAGTTGTTAGCACCCATTGTACAAAGCGCACGCTCTGACAAGAAGTTGACTTCCATAGCATCAAGGTCGCTAGTTTGAGCACCACCAGCTGAACCAGTCATCCAAGTTTTGTAACGACGGTTTTCAGCTTCAGAAGCACGGTAACGAACGTGAAGGAATGGACGTTTTGCATTCTTACCAAGTACTTGATCGTAAACGCTCATTGTACCAGCAGGAACTAAAACACCATTGATAGCACCACCAACGATGCCGCCACGAAGAGTTGCGTCGTTAAGGTATTTCCAATCAGTCTTGTAGAACTCATAACCACGACGGAAACCTGTGAATCCAAGATTCAAAGCCATTTCTTGGTTATTGTCAAACAAACCGTAAGAAGTACCACCAGCACCGTAAGAGTTTTGAGCAGCCAACATATCATCGATGTCAAAAGAGAACTGACGGTTCAAGAACAATACGTTCTCAGCGATAGCACCTTGCTTGTCCAAACGTTGTACAATTGTATCAAAGTCGCCCAAAGAAGATGGATTACCACCTGCCCAAACGTTACCACGAGATTCAATAGCAGCAAACATACCTTGAGTACCTGCATTGTAAGGCAATGTAGATCCAGCAGGGTAAGCAGCACTTCCTAATGCAGCAGCTGCACCTGAGTTAACTTCAGCAGGAACGCCTTCAACCATTGACATCTCAAGATAGTCTTCGTAACGTAGACGAGTCTCATGCTCAGACTTCATATACCAGTAGTATCCTGTAGCACCGTTTTCAGTAGTTACTTCAACCCAACCAATTTGAGCCATGTCAGAACCAGCAACAGTGTACTTGTCTTTGATGATGATTGGTTTGTTATCGAAGAACAAATCTTGTGCTTCCAAAGATCCTTGCATACCGCTAGTACCTTTTTGGAATTCAGAACCGTAAACAAATGCAGTGAATGTAGCACCAGTGTCACCAGCAGCAATACCAGAAGCATTGTAGAAAGCAACAGTGAAACGATCAGATGCAGGAAGCGCAGTGATTACACCTTTGTAAGAAGATGTAGAAGATGCGTTGTTTGAAAGGAATACAGTTTGACCAATGCGGAAAACACAAGTTCCTGTACCGATATCAAAGACAACTGTATCGTCACCAGCAGTAGCACCAACAGCAGTAACCGCAGTGTATTTAGTGTGAAGACGACCTTGCTCTGCCCATTTGATCAAGTCAGAGTTAGTAGGAAGCTCGGCACCAACCATACGCAAGAAAGATGCGATTGAACGGTTACCATAGCGCTCGAATTCTTGCTCATAAGTATCAGGAAGATACTGATTCAAGAAGTCAAAGTTAGTAATGTAGTTTGTAGGCAATGTTGCCTTAACGGAACTCGGAGTTAAATTTACACCCGGAGATACCTGTAATGTACCAGCCATTTTTTCTAGTTTTTAGGTTTTTGTTTAATAACTAATCTGTTACCGAAACCAGACTCTACGGCTCTTACTTGGAATGTTCCGTCAGTTTTGTTAGTTACCTGAGTGGCTTGACGAGTCATGTCAATATTTTTAGACTCTTTAGAAACTGTCTCAACAGCCTCTGTCATGCCTTTCTCATAGAAGAACTTTGCAAACTTTTCGGGATTCGAAGCAATCGCTATTGCTCGATGGAACGTCTCAGCATCCTTTAGGTAGCCATCTTCGTTTAAGAACTTATTTACAAAGTTACTTAATGAAGACTGCTCATTAAGGAGTGTCTTTGCATCTGCTGGCTTGAACGTTACTGCTTTATTCTCGTCAATATTAAATTTGAAACCTTCAAACTTATCAGAGAATAATTCATTCGTCTTCTCAGCGAAATACTTAGACCGCTTTTGTTGCTCCTCTTGCTCGCTAGTCGCGGTTTGTTTATATTGCTTATAAGATTCGTAAGCTTCTTTTTCTTCTTGCGGAACAAAGGATTCCCTTGACTCAAGCGGAACCTTGTACTGTTCTTTAAGTTTATTAAAGTACTCACGAGCCTTAGTCAGCTCTTTTTTTCTCTCTAACTTTACCTTTTTAATATGCTTCTCATCATCAAAGTCTTCATCGTATGAAAACTTGGACTCTAATTCGAACCTAACCTCATCAGCATCAAGCTCTGGGTTTTGATCTTTAGCGTATTGATAAAGTAGAGAATCTTCGTCCATGGCACTGTAGTCGACATTCAACTTCATGAAGTCTTCAATACCACGTCCTGTTTCTCTTTTGTATTTTAGGAACGCAGACACATCTTCAGGTAGTTCTTCAGCTTGTTCGCGCTCTTGAACTAATTCATCCAAAGATGTAATTTCTTTGTTCCATCTTTTACCAAGATATGAAAGAACTTTATTATCATCTAGATCTGGTTCTACCGGATCTGGTTCTAATTGTTGGTCTTCTGCTGGTTGTTGATCTTGCGATAAGTCAATCTTAACTGTATCTTGATCACCGCTATGATCTTCTAAACCATCAAGAAGCTCTGCTTCTTTTTCGGCTACAGACTTCTCTTCGAAATCTACAGCTCTCACTTTAAATTCACCTTCCATTTAATTAAATTTTCAACAAAGTTAATAATTATTTATTTAGGCCCGAATGACTCTAAATCGAAGCCATCTAGGGAATCCTCTGTACTCTCAAAGTTTTGCGGAGGCAGGTTGTTTTGTCGTTGGTTAATAAGTTCAGACTGACGTGTAGCCTGTAGGTCTACTCGCTTATCTTTTGCCTTTTCTTTTTCAGCCTCACGATCTTTTAATGTTTGCATCTGCATGCCATTAAGTTGCATGTTGTATTGGAACTCAATAGCCATTAATTCTTTCTTGAGTTCAGACTCAGCTTGCATTTTTTGGATTTCACCTTGAACTTCCATCTGCTTGATCTGCGCTTTGGTTTGACCTTCCAATTGAATGATCTGCGCCTTGGCTTCAGAAGCTGCTTGAGAAGATTGAATGTTTGTCTGCATCTGCATTTGGAACTCCATCTCCTTCTCTTTCTGCTTTTGCTCCATTCGCTTACGACGCTTCATCTTAAGCATCTCATTGGCAAGCTTAACATTGTTGATCATACGGATATCAATTGCATCCTCAAGATCAATCGTTTGCTGCTGTAGTGCCATTTGAATGTTTTGCTCAAGCTGAGCTTTTTGCTCTTCATCTGGAGCTACCTCAATAAAGATACCAAAGTCATGTAGGTATAACTCATTAACGTCCTGTAAGATCGATAGGTTATACTTACCAATCTGCATAGCGAACTCTTCAGCAAAGTCAGAATACTCTAAGATGTCTGCAATACGTATAGAAATACACTCAGCTACACGTCTAGTTGTGATGATACCAGCATCTAAGATGTGGCGAGTAGCTGTGTTTGAGTTTAGTGCCGCAAGTTTTTGAACACCAACCAATGCATCTGGATGTGGTGTAGATGCATCACGCACCTCATTTACACCCGTCACATCGCGGATCATATTTAAGTAGTGGTTGTAGTTACCGATAAGGGCAGCCATTTTAGCCTGACCACTATTTGTATTTAGCTCTTGGATAGGAATGCGAGCATTATTGAACTCACCCTCTGTAGTATAAGATCGACCAATCACACTACCCGTTTGGAAGTATAGATTGAGCGCGTCCTCAGGATTGTATGCTGCACCTGTACCTAGGTCAACTTCATTAATACCATCGGCATCGATAAATACACCATCAGGAACAATGCGAGCCATAACCTGCTGTAGCTTCAAGTGTGTCAACTGAATCTGATCAGCAAATGGAATCATGCGTCGAACTAACGACTCAATGTTTCCTTTATAGTAACGTGGAGCGTAAGCAATATAGTTTGGAAGTGCGCGCTGTGATGCAGACTTAGGACGAACCATGTTCTTCATCATCTCCCACTTGATCATTATGTTTGATCCACCAACAAGAACACCTTCATACCAAACGTCGCGAACTGCTTCAATTACCTCAAAGTATTCACCGTTTGGAGCCATGAACGTATCTTCTTTACGAATAACTCGCTCACCTCCGTTCTCAAGAATCTTCTTCTTCCAAACAAACTTCTTGTGTGTCTTGTAATTAAAATACAATAACGTTACAACCTCATTCAAGAATGCATCATCTTGGTAGTTTCTAACTACAGGGAAGTAGTCATACCATGCTGATCCAGCATTCTTAATTTCAGTAAGCTCCTCATCTGTTAGATTTGGATTCATTTTTAGAAGCTCAGTGTAATGCACCTGCTTAACCTCACCAAAATAAAAACAATCTGAGAAGTCATTCTTTTCTGTATAGCTGTGAATCCAGTTTGCTGGATCTACATACTCAACTTTTACGCCGTCGTTAATTAAGAACTCATGCTTAACAACGCCAAGACCGAGAGTAGTAACGTCATAATAGTAGAGACGAAGTGTATCTTCGTACTCATTCATTTTCATGACAGTGTCAATAGCAATCTCTTCGGCAATTTCGACAGATGGTTTGTAGTTCATCTGCATGTACAATGACAACTCCTGATCATTTGCAGGTAACTCATCAGGATTAACATTGAAAGCATCAATGCCAAACTGCTCCTGCGTAAGTGTAAGGAAGTCCTTAGCAACCATATCAGCCTCGATCATATCCTGGAAGATATTCTTCTTCTCTGCAGACATTACATCTTGAGCTTCAGCTTTTACAGTATATGGTCGGTCTATCATTCCGTTTACGACAACGTCAACAAACTTAGGGATGATAGGAACAGGAGTCCAGTCTAGGTTGAGCATAGATATGTCACCATTGACGGCAAGCTCATCTTTATACTTTTGTACTGGTTGCTCTCCACGAGCGTATAGTCTCAAACGGTGGAATTCACCCCACTGTTGATAAAATCTACTTGAGTTTGATTTCCTCTTAAACCACTCTCCTTCGATGGCTTTACCTACCTTTAGACCATATTCATATGTAGCCTTAACCTCGTCTGGAGCCATCTGGTCCGGGAAAGGTAGTGCAGAGATAACAACTGATGGTTTATCCATTATTCGATGATTTCGCTTCTAATGCCTGTATTCTTATATCTTACAAATTTAACACTTATTTTAGATTCCTCTTTCTTAGGTATAAACAAGTGTTTTCTGGACGCCATAATCGCGAGTCCTGAGCTAATCGAAGCATCGTGTTTTGTCCTGTTATTAATATCAAATCGAGCCCAGTCATTCAATGTTCTATTAAAATACATATCTCCCATAGTGTCTGAGTCTCTATATGTTCCCTCTTGATCAAGGCCAACATACTCTTCAATATATGTGTTGATAGAGTTAGCGTGCGCATGCTTAACGTCTTCTGATGAGTTAGGTATGCCGCCAAGCTCTAGTTCTGTTTTTGATAGCTTAGATATATGTTTGTCTGGCCTGTTTAAAGAGAATGCTCGGTATCCCCTGTTTTTGAAATGGTAGAGTAGTCGCTGCTTGTTGTTCTCAATAAGTATAGGCATTCCGTAGAAATGACAAGCCATTAAAACATCCTCAAAAAATATCTCAGCAGTCTGAGGACGGGCAATATACTCTAAAAAGAAATGATTAGTTGGAGCGTTCTCCATATGAAACGAAGTTAATCCATGAAGTGCTCCGGCAGATCCACCACCTCCAACTACGCCTGATATATCATAAGGGTCACATCCAAACACACCGATATGTTCATTACCTGGTGATTTTCTCCCATTCTTCACAATCACTCTATTTCTCATAGCTTGTTCAGGAATCCATGAAACCAAGAATCTTCCGTTTGGATCAGGCGTCCAAATAACCTCACTGTCTTGCTCACCGTTTTTCCAATGGAAATAGCCTCTAGTAAGCACCTGATCTTTAATTAAAGAGTCATTATAGTCAATCTGTTGGTAAATTTTTGTCAGATTAAATAGTGATGACTTTGACTCATCACGAAACGCGTGTGACTCTGTGCGAGGGAACTGACGATAGAACTCATTGAGTGCATCTGAGTCAGTCTTAAGTGCAGCAACCTCATTATTCCAATAAGTAATAACACCCATTGTTATATCCTCGCCATCGATACCTAAGATTGGTTTCTTTGGATCATCAAGCACAGGCCATCCATACTCATCAATAAAGCCCTCCATGTTCCACTCCATGGGGATAAATAGACTGTAGAGCCCTGACTTTGTCTGACCATTTGCAGATCGCTTGGTTGGGTCACTATCGTAGTATAACTTTTTAAAGTTCTCCCCACCTTTACTGAGTGCATTTGACGTAGAACCCATCATGCACTTGCCAATGATCTTAGAACCTAATCGTAAACACGTTTTAGTAACTCGCCAGTTGTTTAGAATGTTCTCAGGCTTTTCCCACTTACCACTCTCGTCATGAACAAGTAGAAGTAACTTCTCACCGTCATAGCTGTTGTCTGCTGTATTTTTCCAGTCAATGGTAGTATCTAACCCTTCTATGTCATCATCGCGCTCCTCATCCATATTCTTGCGCGTAATCTTACTTGCAGGAACACGGAAGGCTAACTCCGTCTTCGGGTTATCCATACCGTCCTGGATCGGCTTGAAAAAGAAGGGGTAATTTCTAACGATAGGCACTACCTTATCGGTAAACATCTTCTTAGCATCGGCACCTGTCTTTGACAATATACCAATACGAGAGTCTCTAACAATTGTACCTGTGTTAGACGTCTCAGCTGAAGACATAAACGAGAAGCCAGAACGACGGTTCTTTAAGTAGCACATGCCAAATGATCTACTATCTGCTTTGGTAGCCTCCCAGAATATAAAGAATATTCGATTGGACTCACGGAAGTCAGGAAGACCAACATCAATCTTGGTCCACTGTAAGTACATGTAGTGTGTTCCTGTAATATATGTTGGCTTACCATTGTTCTTAAACCAATAACCATACTCTCTTCGATCAAACTCAGTCTCGATCATATCGACATACTTAGACTTGAACGAATTGTCTCTACGGTTCCAATCAAATATTGATTTTATTTTTTGCAACTCAGCAGGATACTCTTGTGCAACCCATTTGTTGCCGCGGTCGTCTATATTTTTTGGAGTTGCCGGAACTGCGATCTTTAGACCATTTATCTCATAGATTTCGCCAATGGTTCCATCCTTAGATATAACAATAATATCATATTCCTTATTGTACCCATAATCCCAACTTTTCTTGCTATTCTTAGTAGTAAGAGCAGTCTTGTGAACATGGTCAGTGACTATACGGTACAGATTATTTTCCATTCTTCATCTTTGCTCTACCCTCAGCAAAACCACTCTTTCCTAGAGTAACCTCAGCTATTGGAGTTTCAGATTGTTTGTTCTCCTCCTCATCAATCTTTAGAAGCATAAACATGGCATCCTCAAACGCCAAACGCTTAGCAGAGGCAGCATTTTTCATCTTATCGGCAGATATATCGTCCTCAGCATGTGTAATGATAGGTTGCTCAAGAACCTTGATCAGTTCATTTATAGCCTTCTTACCAGCCTCTATGATTCTTATTTTTGTATCAGACATAGGTTCTTATTATACATTCTATAGAGTAGTTGATTATCTATCCTAAACTCATACTCACTATCTGGAGTAAAAGATACGACATCTCCTTTAGATACAAAATCATTACTAGGATAAACAACCTCACCCCACAACTCTTCGAATCCACCTATTGTGCTAAACACCTTATCCTCTGATGGTACAGGCTTAATGAACACAAATGGCTCAACGGCCTGCCAATCAGCATCACGCTTAAACGCATAGACCTGATCAAGCTCAGCTAAAAACATATCGTCCATGACGTAATTCCAGCTGCTCTTTTGACGGCCCTTCATGTCGTTATAGAACTTAAATACGTTGTGGTGAACTATGACGGTGTCTCCTGGTTGTACAGGACCGTTATAGTAAATAGGTGTTGCAATTACTTTTGCAAAACGATTAGAAGCCTTGTGGTCTTCTTGGGAGGAACTAATTACGAAGTCGGTATCACCAAACTTCTTAATGTTATCGTACCGCCTCAGACCAATTGGTTCTACAATGAAGCAGTATGGGGATTTCATCAGTAGTCTATTTTATACTCAATTGCAATTGGCATTGTTGGAGAGAAAGACTTCCATCGTATAATCTCTCCTTCCTTAATAATCCAAACACAGATACTACCATCTGATTCTACTCTGATGGTATTAATCTTCCAAGTCTTATCGAGGATCTCCTGACCAACCATGTAGTGCATACACTTCATGTAATCAGGACCAATAGATATCTTTCTAATTATACTCACCTGTTAAAAGGTTTACCTGAACATCGCCATACTTATCATAGATCTCCTGCTGTGTGACAGAAAGATCCATAGTGGCTCCCTTAAGTTGTTCCATGGTTAAAGTCTTCTGCTCTTTAAGGCGCTCAAAAGACATTTCAATGTCAGCGACAGCGAACTTTAAATCGCGATACATTCTGTTGGCTGCGACTAATTTGTCGAGCTCTTCTTTTGTGATTTTATTCATATTATATTAGATTGATATATACCAAGTTAAAAATGTATGGCTGTATTGCAAGCATACTGGTGTATTTGCCGTAAGTGTAGACGGTGCACCAACAACCGACGCGCCACTTGAAGACCAAGTTGTTGTTGCACGAGTAGCTGTTGACATAACAACATACTTAACGCCATCAAGATTTGAGCTAGCGGCTGGAAGAGTAACCGAAAAAGACGGTCCAGCTGTTCCAGTGAAGTACGTGTTTACGTTTGTCAACGTAGCGGCAGTTAGCGCATTTGTTACGACAACTGAAGGAGATTGATTTAAAGCCAACAAAGCTGGTACGCTGAAATTAACAGTATTACCAGCAGCATTAGAACCAAATACTTTTGATCCTGTGCTTGGAGTTTCAGTGTTATAATTTTGTACTTTCATCTTCCTTGGCCTTTATTTTTCTTTACGTAATTCTTAGAAGACTTTAACTTTGACGTTTTGCTTTTAGCATGAACGCCAGGGCGACTAACCTTAATATCCTTCTTGGCTGACTGTTCAATTTTCTTCATGTAGCAAAGTTAACAAAAAAAATGTTACTTGTATGGAACGTAAACAGTCTTACTTCCTGAACGCTTAGCAACAAGAATTTGTTTGCGTTGTTTACCGGTAGACTCATAACTAACATGAACCCAGTCAGGATTAGTATCTGTTCCAAATTCCCAAATCATTTGGTCAAACTCTAGATTGTCCTTGATGAAGTGGAAGATCTGAGCATTTGTAATGTCAGTACCATCCATGTCAATATCAATCGCTTCACCCGTGCAATGTTGACTGGACAATGAGCCCCCAACCGCAGTATTTAAAGCTTTGCTTCTGTATCCAGATGAAATACGGATAGGCTTACCGAAGTGGTCACGGATTGGTTGAAAGACCTTCTCAGCCAACTTCTTAAAGTTCTCAATGTGTTCAGGTGTTGGCATATTGCTAATGCCTTTACGTTTTGCAGTTTCGCTACGAGTTACTTCTGACAATGCTAAATTTTTACTTAGTTGCATGTTTTATTTTTTAAAATATAATACTGACTCAGCCTCTCTTCTTCTGACGAGACCCTTTAATGTTTTACCTCCTGCTTTAACCCACTTCATAAACTCTAATTTAATAGACTCATCTTCTGGATTGGCATTTACTTTCTTCAATAGAGTAGAAGACTTTAAGTTAGCAGGACCTAGGTTGTAAGCAAACGACACCAACGCATCAAATTGATTTTGATTGATGTCATCTCTACAATAGCTGTCAACATACTTCTCAAAGCTAACGAGCATATGCTTAAGCAAATCTACAGCCTCAGCTTCAGTTATAGACTTATCAGCCATAGTTACCTTCTTGCCATTAGGATAGAATGTGGCTCCGTATCCAATGGTAGGGATACCTGCTGGACATTTGTATGGCGCTGATCTAAATCCTTCAAATACCTTGATAAGATCAATACCTGCTGTACCTGTCTTAGTTATCTTCATTTTTATCTTTGTTTTTGAGTTTCATGATACGCCCGGCAGTTGTGATGCCAAACGCCCCCAAAGTTAGTAACATAAATCCATCAAAGATAAACTTTTGGATTACTAGTTCGTTGCCAATGATTCCTGTAATGACATCTGTCATCAATACAAATACCATAGCAAAAAACGAGATGACACCAACAAAGGCTTGCTCATTAATTTGATTGTCGTCTGAGATCAACTCTCTGAAAAACTTTTTCATAATTTAAAAATATTTAGTTTAGGTCTCTTTGGTTTTACTACATCGTAGTGCCAACCAACAGGCGGTTCTTTTTGTTTATCGTCATTAGGGCAATCTTCTGTCCTCTTGTAAAAGATTATATCACCCGTATAGTCATCCTTTCTTACAACGTAATCAGATAGATCTACAGCGACTATCTCATTGTTAATGTATGAGTAGTATATCCAACTTCCTTCCTTTGCCCTGTCAATCAGCCATCCTCTTATGGTATCTAACTTATCCTCACGTACAATCTGAAGATCAATTACATTTCTGTACTGAACTACTTGCTGACTATACATCATAAGCACTGTATCCCTAACTGATATAATAGAATCCTTTGTTTTTACATCGGATTTGAATCTGGCAATCTTAGCCTTTTGGCTTTCGAATATTGCGTTTATCGTATCAGCCTGTGCCTTAGTAAGGATGACAACTGAATCGCCATCAATTACCGTCTGAAGTGGGTAACGTGATTGGCTGAAACTCAAACTGCTTACCGCTAGACTGCCTACGAACAATATCCTTTTCATTTGCTAGTTCTTTTTTAATATCTTTTACCACAGACTTTGTGCTATCCAAATCACCAATAACCTCAGACACCATATTCTCAAGATTAGCCTTATCCTCTGTGAGCTGTTTGTTTGCCTCCTTTAATGTACTTACACTCTTTGTGAGCTTCTTGTTCTCACCAGTAAGCTGTATGTTATCCTCAACCACAACAACGTGACCATGTCCGCTTGAGAATACTTGCATTACCACTAGCGTAATGAACAGAGAGCCTACAATGATGAGCTTACGTTTCATTTCTTACTTAAGAACATAAGAACTATCTCCTTGAGACTCTTAGAGCTCTCAGTGCTTTCTGTAAGCTTGCTGTCAAGCTTCTCACGATACTCACCCTCTAGATCGTTTACCTTTGCCTTAAGATCATCCTCACTCTTCATAAGCCTATTGAGAAACATCCAACACAAATAACCAAGCGCTAGGACAGCAAATCCTAACACACCATACTGAGTTAATACTTCAAAAGGACCAAATGACATTATTTGTTATCTAGGTGTCGTTTGATAAATACCCAAGCCACATAGCCAAGTGCTAGTGCCACTAATCCAATTGGTCCATATTCAGACAATTGGCTAAATACACCAAAATCGGGTGCCGTTGATACTGTGTCCATTATCTATTAATTATTAATTGTTTGACTGCGTCTGATAGCTCAGCTACACTTTTAGCTAAGTTCTTTATCTCAAGTTGAGTTTGCTCTTGTATGGCTTGATATTTAAGGCGTGACTCCTGTTCTACAAGCTCAATTTTTCCTTTGAGCTTGCCTGCATCCTCAGTATTTTTACGAACATCTGCGTGTACCATTCTTAAAAAATATCCTATAATAGCTATGGCCGTAACCATTCCAAACTGAATCAACTCTTGCATTATCTTTTGATAAATCTATAAACAAAATAAAGTATAGCAAAGATAATTAAAATCGGCAACAAGTTATTTAACAGCTTCTTCCACCATGGAGTCTTTTCATAGTACTTAACAGGTATCTTTCGCTCGATAATTTTATCTACGTAGACAGTGTCACACTTACCTTCAATGAACACCTGATCACCCTTCATCCATACCTTTACCTTCAACTGCTCTTTCTCTAAGAAGATAGTATCAAGTAAATCATTCACCTTGACAACTGTGTCAACCTTAACCTCAGGTACAACAACTCTGATAGTATCATGAATGGTGATACTATCGGTAGTTATTAACTCAGGATGCTTTTCAATTAGTCGAGTGAACCTAGCTTTCGGACTGCACGCTATCATCGTTAGCGCTGTCAGTATTATTAGCAGATGCTTCATTTAAGATGTTTAATAATGGGATACAAAATTTACCAGGCATTTCTGATAATAACACCTCGATTTTTTTTACTTGTTCTTCGTTTAAAGTGATCATGTGATATTAAATTAAAGTTACGCCAATAGCGGCAGCAACATACTCGTTCACTACGTTGTTGTCAGTACCCCAAGCTGCGAACTCTTCCTCAGTCAAAGTGTAGTTACCTTGCGATAGTTGTAGTCCGTCTTCCGTTAGGAGCTGCCAATACGTTGTGCAAGTCGTTGCCTCAGTTGTAAAGTTAAGAACTAAAACGGACATTTGCGTAGCCGTTCCTGCGTTTAGTGGGTATACAATTGGTTCAATTGCTACTCCTTGTGTTGGTTGTGTTTTCATATTTTTATTATTAAACTATTTTTAATGTTCCTCCGTCATTCCATATTGCGCCTGTTGGAAGTCCTGCGCTTGAGGTTGGTAAGTTGCCAAATACAACACGTCCTGCCGTTGTCTCAATTGCTCTAAAATCTGCCGCACTTGTTAGCGTTGGATTGATGTACAATCCCCGTGTAATGCCGTTAGCTCCGCCCGTTTGGTTAATAGTTGGAATAATTACACTTGAACTATATGTAGCCGTTCCGCTTGTTGGTGCAAAACCTTTTGAAATTAAAAATACATTCTGCGTTCCCGTTGTAGCCGTTCCATTGATACCATTAAGCATTACCATCCCAATTCCTGCTGGAGTTGCCGAAGAAACAACTCTTGAGTTCAGAACTAAATGCAAACCCGAAGGCTCAGAATCTCCCGAAGCATCAGTTGCATAAACACGAAATGCGCTTGTGCCTTGGCTTCCTATTCGAATATACCCATTATCTTGAACTTGCAAAAGAGTTGTTGAGTCACTATTTGCAATGGTAAATGCAGTTGTAGTACTTAAATTACTTGCACCCCTCACCCTCGCAGTCCCGTTAACGTCAAGTTTGAATCCTGCGTCTGTGGTGGTGTTGATTAACCAATTTCCCGTTGTCGCTATTCTTCCTACAGCGTTATTATTTGTTGCAAAAACTAATGGATGATTTGATGAAGTACCAAAAGAAAAAGCGTCAAGTCCAGCACTTGGATTAAAACCACCCGTTCTTGTTCCGTCTGATATAGTTAATTTAAAATTGGGATTTGATGTGCCAATTCCAACACTACCACTTGTTGTGTTAAGCAATACATTACCAACGGTTGTTTCGATTGCTCGGAAATCAAAAGCTGAAGTTACAGTTGGCGCAATATAAAGACCGCGTGTGACTCCCGTAGCTGTTCCCGTTTGATTGATTGTAAATCTTAAATCCAGTGCATAATATTCAGCATTTCCACTTGATGGAATCCATGTTGTATCTGCATACAATGCCCTAAAAAATCCGTTTGTTGGTGCTTGCCCACCCGTTGACCAAAAAC